GGGCGGCTGCCGCCATGCGGACGGCGCCGTCGAGCATCCGCCACCACTCGGCTTCCGCGTCCTGCGGGTCGCGGTCTCCGGCGACGGCGCGCATGAAGGTGGCGTGCGCGTTGTTGAGGCCGACCATGAGGCCGGTGTGCCCTTCCCCGGCGAGCCAGATGAGCCGGTTCGTGAGGGCGAGGGTGGCGTCGTGGCGGGAGCTGCCGGAGACGATGTCCTGGAGGCCGCGGTCGAGGGCGTGCTGAACGTGCTTGCAGGGGACGCCTTGCCCTCGCCGCTCCACCCATTCGGACACCTGCCCGGCGTGCATGGTGAGGCTGGCCTGCTCGGTCGCGGCCTGACCGCGGGTGAAGTGCTGGACCCACGCGTCGGGCAGGTCGGGGAGCTCGGTGGTGGGGACGTCTCCGACGCGGTCGAGCCCGTCGGGGCCGATCCACCGGTAGGTGCGGCCTTCGGGGTGGATGGACGGCCACACGACGGCGTAGCGGTGCTCGAACCGGATCGACTCGATCCCGGCACCGAAGACGCCGGGCCAGCGGAGCCCGACGGGCACGCGGAAGAGGCGGATGCCGGAGACGCCGTCGTCGCGGGAGGTGACGCGCCACGTGGGCGGCAGCGGGCCGAGCTCGCGCTCCAGCTCCGCGAGGACGTCGCCGCCTTTCTTGTCGCCGTAGTGGTCGACGTCGACGCCGATGACGTCCGGGGGCAGCCGGAGGCAGATGTTCGCGGTGGGGCGCTCCTCGGACCACGCGTACACGTCGGGATAGGAGGGCCACGCGCCGTCCCGGCCCGTGTAGCCGTTGGGCGGGCTGGACTTCGCTCGGGGAGGGAGGGGGAGGACGCCGCGCCAGCCTGCGCTCCAGTAGGCGCCAGCGGCGTCGGCGTACGGGGTGGGGTCCTGCTGAGGTGTTGCGTTGGACATCACTGCTGACCTGGCCTTGTCGCCGTCACGGAAGGGGGAGTGGGGGCGGGTGGCCCGGTCGTGCTGGGCTGGGGGGAGCACGACCGGGCCGGGCGGGTGGTCAGTTGCGCCAGACGGGCTTCGTCAGCGCGGTGGAGACGCGCGAGGTCACCTGGTCGAACGCGTCGTCGAGCACCTTGTCGGGGCGGACGAGCCGGTAGCCGAGCTGGAGGGTCTGGCCCTCGATGCGGTACCGGAACCGGGCGTTGACGGCGTACGGCTCGGTGCCGCGGTAGACGGAGAGGCCGACGGTGAACTCGTCGGGGATGGCGAGGGAGCCCTTCTTCCCGGCGCCCGCGGAGACGGCCTCGTTGTAGACGAGCTGGGTCTCGCCGGACTTCAGCCGGGAGCTCGACTGGAAGTCGACCTTCGTCGTCGCCTGGAAGGTCTGGGCGAGCTCCAGCATGTCCGCGGCCCTCGGCTTGGCGAAGACGTGCAGGTGGTCCTCGATGAACTCCGCGAACCGGGCCTGCTGCATCATCTGCCCGTCGCGCTCGATGAACGCCCGCCAGTCGGGGTCGGCTTCGAGGTGGAGGGTGGCGACGTGCTGCTCCCATCCGGCCCGGTCGGCGGCGTGGGCGTCGATGACGGCCTTGACGGTGGACCCGTCGCGGTAGCCCCACAGCTCGGTCTCGTCGAGGCCGTGCTTCTGGACGTACTCGACGAACGCGTCGATGTCGCGGACGGTGTAGGTGCCGGTCTTCCGGTTGGGGTGTTCGAGGCTGAGGGCGTCGGCCAGCTTGGCTCGGATGTCGACGACCTCGCCGGTCACCATGTCGTAGTAGATGCCGGAGTCGTCGAGCGTCTTCAACCGGGAGACGCTGCGCAGCTCGTCGAGGAGTGCGTCGGTCTCGGTCCTGTCGGTCATTGGTGGGTCCTCTCGTACGCGGTGCGGAGCTGGTGGAGTGCTTCGGTGGCCCTCGCGACCTCGTGGGCGAGCCCTTCAAAGGCGCACACGAGGGCGAGGGTCTGGTTCGACTCGGCGGTGACGGCGTGCTCGCGGGCAGCGTCGAGGAGCCGGTCGGTTTCGTCGTCGAGGTGGGCCATCACGCCCCGACTTCGTGCTGGAGGCAGTCGGCCCACGCCTGAGCCATCGCGGCGAGCTGGATGAGCTCGGCGTGGAGGGCGTGGGGCCGGGAGTAGCGGTGGTCGCAGATTTCGCGGGCGACCTCGCCCAGCTCCTCGGTGAGCACCGGGAGCCACAGCGGGTCGTCGTGGGCCATCTCCTCGGCGGACTTGCCGCTGCCGCCCTTGCCGGAGTGCTTCAGGTGGGCGCGCTGCCGCTCGGCGCGGACGTCGTCGGACGCGGACCCGTACCTCACCTGCCTCGCCGCCTCACGTCGTACCGGTCGAGGAGGTGGTAGCCCGCGGCGAGAGCGAGCATGAACAGCGCCCAGAGGAACTGGCCGCGGCGGTGCCAGAAGTAGCCCTCCGCGATGAGTCCGAGCGTGAGGACGACGAAGAGGTACGAGAGCGCCTGGTAGAAGCGCAGGCGGTGCAGGACGCCCCGGACGCGGCTCACGATCCGGTCTCCTCGCCCTCGTCTGCGACGACGACGGTCACCGGGGCGGACACGTCACGCAGCGACTCGAAGGTGAGCTGGCGCGGGTCGTCGCGGCTGAGGTTGCCGTCGGCGGTGGCGAAGAACAGCGACGTGTCGCGGTCGTGCTCGGGGAGGTTGAGCTTGATGCTGTCGGACACGATGAGCGCGTTGTCGGAGCGCCCGCCCTTCAGCCGCTCGACGCCGATGGTGAGGGTGAGGGAGCCCTTCTTGCCGGTGTCCTGGACGCGGGCGACGAGGGTGTGCAGAGCCTCGGACAGCTCGTCGTGGGTGGTCCCGTGGGACTGCTCGCGAAGGAAGTCCGCGAACGGCCTGATGACGGGTTCGTTCTGGTTCACTGGGGGTGCCTTTCGATCCGAGAGGTTGGAGGGGTGGAGTCCCCCGGCGCTGGTTTCCACGCCCTGCCGGGGGACTCCGTCTGCCGGACCGGGGCCAAGGAGAACGGAACTCCCCGGTCGGGCAGAGCTGTGGTCACCAGTCGTGCTGGTGCCAGACGGCGACGACGGCGCCGGTCCACAGGTAGGCGCAGTGGCGTCCGGTGTGGTCGGCTGCCCGGCTGCACTCCCACCCGGAGGGCGACTCGTCGCCGCACGCGTGGCCGTTGTGCAGGGGGACCTGCACGCCGAACATCGCGGCGACGCGCAGGAGTGCGTCGATGTCTCCGCCCGCGTGCTCGCTGGCGTCGAACTCGGCTCCGGGGATCACGACCTCGGTCGTCACGTCGCCCATGTCAGAACGGCGGCTCGTCGTAGCTGGGGGCGCCGCCCTGCCACGCGGCGTACGCGGCCTGCTGCTCGGGCGTCATGCCCTGCTGCGGGGGCTGCTGCTGCTGACCGGCCCACGGGTCCTGGGTGTACTGGGGCTGGCCCTGCGGCGGACCCGACGGCTGCGTGAACTGCTGCTGCGGCGGCTGGTCCATGAGGACGTTGTTGCCGGGCAGCGTGTACGTGATCTGCCAGTTGCAGCCGGACTTCCGGTCGTTCGGCTCGTCGTAGTGCGTCAGCGTCACGTCGAGGGTGCCGCCGACTTCGAGGCCCGGCCCGCCAGCGGCCTTGACCGCCTCGCGCACGGCTTCCTTCAGCCGCTTGCCCTCGATGTAGAAGGTGCGCTTGCCGTCGTCGTCCTGGTCCTGCGGGTCCCGCTCGTTCGTCTGGACCTCGACGGTGACGCCCATGATCGGGTCACCGGAGGGGAAGAACTTCGGCTTCCCGGCGCCGGGCTGGTTGGGGACGTACTCGCGCTCCTGCTTGGACTGCGGGGGCTTGACGATCCGGGCGACCTTGCGGACGCCGGGACCCTCGAACTTCCATGCCGGGGAGCCGCCGCCACCCATGAGGATGTCGTTCGCGGACCTCGTGTCCTGGCGGGCGGGCTGCTGCTGGGCCTGCTGCGGGGGCGGACCCCACGGGTTGCCGCCGCCCTGCGGCGGGTACTGCTGCTGCGGCGGCTGACCCCATCCGCCCTGCTGGGGCTGGCCGTACTGCTGGGGCGGGGCGCCCCATCCGGGCTGAGACATGCTGAACCTCTCTGGTGTGGTGCTACTTGGACTCGGGGTGGCGCCGGACGCGCTTCCCGCGCCGGGGCGCGGTCCGCTCGTACGGCTGGTTGAGGACGACGCCGCCGAAGCCGAAGGCACGACGGGACGACCGGTTCGGGTGGAGCTGCGCGAACGCCGACCACGTCATCGGGGACGGGGCAGACAGGACGGCCTCGGGGGTGGACTCGTGCGATGCCATGCGGGGGCTCCTCACGCGCTCTTCGGGACGGGGACGATGAGACCTTCGAGCTGGCGCTGCGCCTTCTCCTCGGCCTTCGGGTCCGGGCACGAGAACTCGGTCCCGGTGTGCGGCGGCGCCTTCGCGAGCACGGCCTCGACGCCGAACGTCTGGATCGCGCGGGCGAACATGTCGGCTCGGGCGATGGCACGCTCGGCCATGCCGCGGTCGTACGGCTCCTGGTGGACCCACCCGTCGGACATGCGGAACCCGTTGCGGGGCAGGAACCAGATCGCGACGGACTTGATGATGAATCCGCCGTCCTCCCAGCCCTTCCCGTAGCACTGGGCCTGGTTGCGGTAGGTGAGGGTGGCTCCGCTCTTGCGGACCTTGCGGAGCGTCGTGGTGCCGACGAGCTTGTAGTCGACGACGGTCCCGGCGTGGACGTCGAGGACGTCGGAGTTGCCGGTGATGAGGACGCCGCCGACGGTGCCGACGGCAACCTTGCCCTCGGGGACCCAGCGGTCGCCGCGGGTCGCCATGAGCCACTGGACGATGTTGCCTTCGAGCCAGTCGTGGGCGGCGTGCCCGAGGGTCGGCAGCCACGGGGCGTCTTCGGGGTCCTCGCGGTCGAGCCCGGCGAGCTCGCGGATGAGGCACCGGTCGCACTCGGAGCCAAGGGAACTCGGCCCGATCCGCGTCTGGAGGGTGCGGGGGTGGTTCCTGATCGCGTCCTCGTGGATGCGCAGGAGGTCGGGGATCGTCGACTCGGGGTCGACGCCGCGGTACAGGGCCTCGTGGCTCACGCCGCCGCCTTCCGCCGCTTGCGGGCGCGCCGGATGTCGTCGCGTTGCTTGTCGGTGAGCCCGCCCCAGATGCCGTACTCGTGGTTGCGGATGCCGAACTCGGCGCACTCGCGGACGACCGGGCAGGTGGCGCACACGGTGCGGGCGTGCTTCGCGGAGGACTTGCCTTCCTCGTCGGGGAAGAACTGGTCGGGGTCGGCGTTGAGGCACGCGGCGCGGTCCATCCACGACGCGTCGCCGCGGGGCTTGAACAGCCCTCGCGCGAACGCGAAGGGGTCCTGGTGTTCAGCCAATGTCGTACTCTCTTCTCGGAGTGGTGTTCACACGCCCGCCCCTGGCCCACCGGCCTCGGGCGGGCGTTGTGTTACCTGGGGTCGTGGAGTGGGCAGTCGCCGTGCTCGTCGAGGACGAGGTCGCAGAGGCCGACGTAGCGGTGCTCATGCAGGACGCGCCAGATGGTGCGCGTGCAGCGGGCAGGCTCGGGCCGGGTGACGCGGGGCATGGCTCAGGCGCTCTTCTGCTCTGGGGGAGCGTCGACGAGTGCGGCGTGCCGGTTGTTGAGGATGTAGGCGTCGAGGTCCGTCTCCTGGACGCGGGTGAATCCCGCGTTCCCGACGTGGACTGACGCCAGCTTGCCGCCGTTGATGAGGCGGTAGACCGTCGGCCTCGAAAGACGAAGGCGGGCAGCGACCTCGTCGATCTTCAGCAGACGCGGACCGGGAGGGGTTGGTTCGTGTCGCTTGCGTGGCATGTATCGCACGGTACACCGTGACATGCCATGACACAACACGCTCGGGTCAAACCGGGGCAGACGTCAGCCGACGGCGAAACTCACAGGGTCCCTGAGTTACCGCGGGTCAGTGGTCTGCGCTACGGTTGCATGAGACACGATGAGACACCATGAGTCAGATTCGTGCTCAACCTCCACAACGCGGGTCAAGCAACGGCCCCGCACGCAACAGAGAGAGAACGGGCAGATGGAACTAGACCGCAAGCTCATTGCCGACGCAGTCGAGCATGAGCTCTTCCGGCATCCCGACTTCCGCGGCAACTGGTCTGCGCTGGAACGCGAATCGCGCGTCAGCCACAGCACCATGAGCCGACTGAAGCGCGCCGACGAGCGGGTCACCCAAGGCAAGATGAGGCAGATCGAGGCCGCTCTCGGGCTGCCCTTCGACACCCTCGCCACCGTCGGCGCAGGCGACCTCGACGGCCTTCGGGAGCTCGGCGTCCCAGACAAGCTCATCGCCTGGCTGACGCCGCGCATCGCCGCTCATGGCTAAACCAAGCTTGAACCTTCGAGTTCCCTGAGAATCTTGGGGAGAAGATGGGACGAAGGGGTGGAATCGGTGTTACAACCGAAGGAACGGCCCGTACCGTTCCGGGTTGTCACCCCAGCACCGAAAACACCACCCTCCACCTCCACTCCACCGAGGCTCGCATGACCCCTGTCGCCACCCGCATCGCATTCGCCGCACTGGGTCTCCTGGCGCTGACGGGCTTCGGCCTCGTCGACGCCAACTTCGACGCCAACAGCCCGTGGTTCTTCATCGGGCTCGCCACTCTCGTTGTCTCCTGCATCGGCGTGAACGCCGTCATGCGGGAGGCCCACACGCGCACCCTGAACGAAGAGTTCGACGCGGGTTACCGTGTCGGCTACCGGGCCGGGCGGCGCACGTTGCTTTCCATCGCCCGGCCCGGCATCACTGATCCGATCCCTCTGCGCGCCAGACGCGCCCAGAAGGACGTCAAGACGAACGGGCGACCCGCATGGCCGGATTCCGAAGACTCCCGTCGGGGAAGTACCAGGCTTCAGTAAGACTCCCCGACGGCACCCGCCGCACTAAGACCGACCCGCTGAAGGGCCGCGTTAAGGCGTGGGCGGACGACCTCGAAGCTGACATCCGCACCGGCAACTGGACGGACCCGCGCAGCGGGAAGATGACCGTCGACGCCTGGTGGACGAAGTGGTCGGACACGCGCATCATCGAGCGCGCCACCCGCGACCGCGACGCCTCCCACTACCGCAACCATGTGAAGCCCCGCTGGGGCGCTGTCCCCCTCGGTGCGGTCACGAGCTGGGACGTCGACGCGTGGATCGCGAGCATGGTGAAGGCGGGCGTCGGCCCGACCACTGTGCAGCACGCCGTCCGGCTGCTCCGGCACATCATGAGCGAGGCCGCGAAGCACCGGCTCGTGAAGGCGAACCCCGTCGTCGACGCGAAGGTGCCGAAGGCGCCCAAGCACGTCGACCGGTTCCTGTCGCGCGAGGAGTGGGCGAAGCTCTTCACCGAGTTCTCCGACCCGCACCAGCGGGCGATGGTCGCCCTCCTGTGCCTCGCCGGGCTCCGCTGGGAGGAGGTCGCCGGGATGCACCACTACCGGATCGACCTCGCCCGTCGTCGGCTCCTGGTCGTAGAGGTGAAGCGCCGTGACGGCTCGATCAAGCCCATGCCGAAGAGCTCCGCGGGGCAGCGCTACGTGCCGATCGTCGACGAGCTCGCGGACGCTCTCGAACCGATCCTCGACCCGCACAGCACCGAGCTGATGTTCCCCGGCGCCTCGTACACGAACTGGCGGCGCCGGGTGTTCCTGCCCGCCGTCGAGCGGGCGCAGCTCCACGAGCCGCTGCCTACCATCCACGACCTGCGGCACACGTTCGGTTCCTGGCTCGCGGAGGGCGGCGTGCCGCCGACGGAGATCATGGCGCTGATGGGGCACGGGTCGCTGCGGGCGACGGAGCGCTACCTGCACGCGACCGAGGGCCGCTTCGACCGGGCCGTGAACGTCCTGTCGGGGCGCCCAGCTCTGGCCGCGGCGCCGGAGATCGTCGACGCTGAGATCGTCGAAGAAAGCTGACCTGAACCCTTTGGTCATGGTGTGTCATGACGTACCGTGGGGTTGATGGCTACACCGCCACCACCACTCCACAGCACGAAGGGACACACCCTGATGGACAGCACCACTCCCAACCGTCGGGTCCAGAAGTTCCTCGACGCCGCCGTGAAGCACGGCTGGACCGTCGAGCACCCGACCCCCGAACTCGCCACGTGGCTCGTCCACCCGAGCGAGAGCTCGGACGACGGCTTCGTCGTCTACGGCCTGCCCAACGACGCCGCACGCGTCGTCCGGCGCAGCAACTACAAGCCCGTCACCCAGCGCGAGGCCCGGCACCTGATGGCCGTGCACGAGGCCGCGCCGAAGCCGGAGCCCAAGTACCCCGAGTCGCCGTCCGAGGCGTCCCTCGACGACGTCATCGCGCAGGCGATCAACCTCATCCGCTCGGGCCGTGCCAAGCGCGGCGAGACCGTCGCGGACGTCGGCTACCAGTCGCGCGTCGTCTCCAACGACGAGAACGGCCTCGTCGTCGAGACCGAGTTCGCCATCCCCGAGGGCCTGCCCGAGCGGGAGAAGTCGCAGTTCTGCGAGGGTGCCCTCCTCTGCGCCACCACCGTCTCCCGGCTCATGCGCGAGTCGGTCGACACGACGCTGGGCCTGCTCCCCGAGGAGGTCCGCGCGCAGGCGCAGATCACGCCGTCGATGGCCGCGCACGTCTACCTGCACCTCGCCGCGCAGCTCCGCGACCCGAAGACGCTGCGCATGGCGATGAAGGGCCTCGACGAGCCCGGCGAGGCTCGCCTCCGCGGCGCGCAGATGGTGTGCGTCAGCCTGACCGGCGTCTGGACCGCGTTCGCGGACGGCCTGTTCGCGCTCGACAGCGGCGACAAGGCCGCTCCCGTCGACGAGTTCATGAAGGGCCTTATGGAGCACGCCGACTTCATCCGCGACTCCGCCGACGAGTCGTTCGGGCCGTTCATCACCGCCAGCGACGACGACTTCGAGTCCCTGCTCGGCGCCTGAGCCGTCGTCCCCCAAAAGCCCCGACGGGTCCGCTGCGAACGTGGACCCGTCGGCTGGCACGAGCTCTGAGGAGAAGCTGATGGCCGTGCGCGACACCGTCACCGTCACCTGCAACACGCCCGTCTCCGGCGCTCGACGCGTCCGGCGCCGCGGCGAGTACCGGCTCCGGTCCGGCCACGTCCACACGTGGCGGGTCGAGCCGGACGTCCTGGCCGCAGCTCGCGCTGTGTGCCGCCCCGGCGAGCACCTGGTGTTCGTCTCACCGACCAGGGTGGACATCGTCTACGACGACTGAGCCGCCCACCAGGAGGCGGGGGTCAACGGCGGACTGTGGCCGTTCCTGTCCTTCCCCGCCCGCGGCGCTGACGTGGCGCCGGATGAGCCGAAGGGCCGGGCTCGATGCTCGCCTGGCCCTGCCCCCGCCTCCTGGACCCCCTAGACCGCCCGACCCCAGCGACAGTCCCTTCCGCTGGGGTCGGGCTTTTTCGTTGTGCCTTATTGTGTCATGGCATCTCATGCGGTACCTTGTGAGGAGTACCACTCCACTCCACCGAAGGACACCAACTCCCATGAACACCAACGACTTCCAGGCGGTCCTAGTCAACGTCGACGGCACCGCCGAGACGGTCCGCTGGACGGCCACCGCGGACGAGCCGCACTACAAGCACCTCCAGAAGTACGTCGGCGGGCTCGTCGACGTCGTCAGCATCGCTCCCGACATGGACGCCTGGGTCAACGACGACGGCATCATGCTGGGGCTGGAGCCGAACCTCCACGCCACGTTCCTCCTCTCCTACCTCACGGACCGGCAGCTCGCGCAGCCGCTCTTCGGCCCGGTCGTGTTCACGGGTGGCGCCGACGCCGACGGCGAGACGCAGCCGCTCACCGACGAGGCCGTCGAGCTGTTCCACAAGGCGGTCGGCATCCTGTCCGGCCTCACCGGGACGGAGACGGGCCGATGACCGTCCGTTACGTCGCGGAGCTCTTCTCCCCGAACTACGCGCTCCACGTGCGCGAGTACGAGAGCCTGCGCCACGCACGCGAGGACTTCGCTGACCTGTCGTTCGCGACCGACACCGACGAGCTCGTGCTGTGGCGCTGCCAGCCGCACGAGTCGGCGGGGGAGCGTCACGCGCGCACGAACGAGCTGGACCGGGCCGCGTACCGGCTCTCCCGCGGTCCCCGCGGCGGCGTGAAGGTGGAGTCGCTGTGAGCGCCGCGGTCGCGCGGCTCCGCGCGCTGCTCGCCTGCCCCGACGACGACGCCGCCGACCGGCGCGGCCTCCGCGACGCGATCCTCTTCGGCGTCTACCTGCTCCTGGCCGTCGTCCTCGTCAGCGCGCTGATGGGTGAGGGGGTGCCGCTGTGAGGGTCTACATCGCTGGCCCGATTGCGGGCCACCCGCACGCCAACCGGGCCGCGTTCGCGGCGAAGTCGCTGGAGCTGCGCATCGCCGGGCACGACGTCGTCAACCCGCACCACGTCCCGCCGTGGCACCACTCTGGCGACTGCCCGGAGGGCCTGGCCGCTGGCGAGGGCGGCGAGCACACGGCGCCGTGCTACATGCGCTCCGACCTGGCCGAGATGTTGACGTGCGACGCGATCTACCTCCTGCCCGGCTGGGAGCGGTCGCAGGGCGCCCGGATCGAGTTCCTGGTCGGGGTGCACGTGTGCGGGCTGAAGGTGTTCAACCCCGAGGCCGTCCCGCCGCACATCGACGCGCCGCTCGCCGTCCTGACCGCGTTCGGGCAGGAGGCGGCATGACCGACAAGCTGCCGGTGCAGACCCGGCTCGACCTGCCGCGCCCGACGTACTGGAACCACCGGATGACCGTCGAGCTCTTCGAGGGCGAGGAGCTGTGGGGCGTCCGCGAGCTCTACTACGACGTCGACGACAACGTCGTCGGCTGGACCGCCGACACGGTCACCCCGCACGGCGAGACCGTCGAGGAGCTGCGCGCCGACCTGGCCCGGTTCCACGCGACCGCCGAGAAGCCCGCGTTCGACATCGACACGCGCACGTGGCGCTCGTGGGGGGAGTCTGCGTGATGTTCGACCACGAGCTGCCCGTGGCCGCGATCCCCGTGAAGTCCGTCGTCGACCTCCAGTCCGTCGTCATGGACGGCAACCCGTTCGTCGTCGAGGTCGCCGCCATCCACGACGGCACGCCGCGCGGCGGGCTCATCACCTGGGACACGAAGAACGGCCCGTCGTTCACCCTCCCGGCGAACCTCCGCGTCCCCGTCAACCTGCCCGCCCGGCCCGCCGACACCGACCCCGGCACGAAGCCGCGAGCTCGGAGGCGGTCGTGAAGATGTTCCGCCCGCTGTGCTCCGGGTTCATCCCGCGCCGCAACAGCTACTTCGACAGCTCGTGCGCGTTCTGCGCCTGGAAGCTGCGCGACCACCCGTTCCTCGAAGCGACCGTCTGGTCGCCGTCCGGCCCGTTCATCGAGGCCGGGCGCTCCGAGGTTCGCATCCCCAACCCCGACTACGACCCGCAGGAGGCCGCAGCGTGAAGCCGAACAAGCCACCCCAGCGGACCGCGACGCGGGTTCCGCACGGCACCTACGCCGGGTGGAACTGGCACCAGCGCACCGGCACCCCCACGTGTGAGGACTGCCGCGCCGCCCAGTCCGAGTACATGCGACGGCGCCGGAAGACCGGCCTCGTCCCGATCGAGCTCCCCGATGAGCGCTTCACCAACCTGGACGGCGGGGTCGGGCTCGCCTTTGCCTACTCAGTGAGGGAATCTGCATGAGCCAGAACGACATCGACCGCTACACAGCCGCCGCCCACGCCATGCAGTCCGGCGTGATGGGGCTGCTGGAGATCAACCCGACGCTCGCGGAGGACAAGCACGTCCGCGTCGGCATCACCTCCAACCAGGTGTCCGACGCCGCCGTCGCCCGGCTCCTCATCGAGAAGGGCATCTTCACCCTCGACGAGTACCACGCCGCGCTCGCCGCCGAGATGGACGCCGAGGTCGACCGGCTCGAAGCGACCCTCTCCGAGCACTACGGGAGGCCGGTGATCCTCGCGTGAGCGCGAAGACGCCCCTCCAGGAAGCGCTCGACGCGGGCATGACGCACCGCACCGCCGCCCGCTGGCTCGCCTACGTCGCGATGAAGCGCCGCAAGGGCGAGGACCCGATCGACCTGCTCGCCGCCGTCGACCAGGTGCGCGCCGCCCGCCCGTGGGAGTTCCGATGAGCCGCACCCCGCTGCCGCCGTTCGGCGGCGACAAGTTCGGGCGTCGCAGCCCCGAGATTCCCGAGTACCTGGTCACCTGCAACAACGGCTACCGGTCGTGGGAGCTGCGCCACGACCGCGAGCTCGTCGCGCCCAGTGACCCCGACGTCCACGAGTTCGGCTCCCTCGTCCAGCACTACGTCTGGACGGAGGGCCTGAACCGGGCACGCTGCCTGCTCTCCGAGTCGGAGAAGGCCAGCCGCAAGCTGCGGAACCTGCCTGCCTGCGAGTACCCGACGAAGCGCTGCGCGTGCGGCTTCTACGCCTACTACGAGGTCGACCAGTGGTCGCAGCACCCGGCCAGCGCCGGGAAGTTCCAGCGCATCCACGGCGTCATCGAGGGCTTCGGACGCTGCGTCATCGGGTCGAAGGGGTTCCGCGCCGAGTCCGCCGTCATCGTCGGCCTGCTGATCCCGGAGCCCATCGACATCTCCCGCCACTGGGCGGGGGAGCGCAGCTCGAACGAGGCGCGCGAGGACATCGTCGACATCCTGCGGGCGAAGTTCCCGTCGGTGCCGCTGTTCGACACGCGGGAGGCGCTGCTGGCGAACACCCCGCTGATGGGTCGACCGACCGTCGTCGACGAGTGGGAAGAGGACCCGGAGCCGCCCGCGCAGGTGAAGCCGTGAGCGCCCCGCACGCCGACCGCGACGGGTCAGAGCGCTGGGAGCTGGAGGACGGCGACATGGGCGAGCCGATCCGGCCCGTCGTCGTGCGCCCCAACGACGGCCACACCCACGTCTGGGTGTACCGGCAGCCGATCACCGCCTCCGGCTACACGGCGCCGCCGTACGAGGCGTGCATCTGCGGCGCGAGCCGGTCGGCCACCAGCGGACCCGGCCCGACAACCGGGCTGCCCGAGTACATCGCCGGTCTGAAGGAACAGATCGTCCAGCTCCAGCTCGACCTGGCGACCGCCCACACCGACCACGCCCAGACGCTCCTGAAGGCTGCCGCCGACGAGCGCCACTTCGAGTGGCAGGCCGCGTACTGGGAGTGGGGCGCCCGGTTCGGACGCCGCAAGCGCATCTGGCGCTCCGGCTGGGACCACTGGGGCCTGAAGTGGTTCGCCGGAGGCGACGAGTACGGGCGCCACACCATCGTCGTCGGCCCGTGGGTCATCGCCCTCTGGAGCTGCCGCTGCGCCGACTGCAAGGCCGAAGAGACGCACCTGCTGTCCATCATCGACGCCGACATCGACGCCGACCCCGCCACCCCCGAAGAGGAGAGCTGAGATGCAGTTCTGTCAGGACCACTGGGACCGCCTGCGCGCGGCCATCGACGAGAAGGGCCTGTCCGCCCTCGTCCCTGACGACGGCGCGAAGGCTGCCGCCGCCATGCGGGAGCGCCTGTCCGGCGCCGACACCACCGTCGACAACTTCGACCCGCTGCTGGGCGCGATGTTCGCGATCCTCGCCAACCTCGCGGAGCTGTTCGGGCCGGTCGTGATCCTCGACCCGGCGTGCCCGCTGTGCAAGGCGAACCAGGCCCACGACGAACAGTGCCTCTACCCCGGCAACTGCACCTTCGAGGGCTACGACTACATGCTCGCCCGCGCCGCCGACGACCAGGCCGCGCTGTGGCAGGAGCTCGCGAGCTGATGAGCTACGTCTTCCGCGGGCGCAAGGCCGGGCGCGTCGAGTCGCTGAACGACTACAAGGCGTTCGGGGACGACGTCGACTTCACCGTCGACCAGGAGGCCGCGAACGTCGTCACCTCGTGCGAGGACGACTCGTCGCCGTGGGCCGCGCCCGACATCCACCTGCCGGTCCTCGACCTCGACTTCCCCATCGTGGCCGAGCCGTCGACGACCGAAGGCCACTTCCACCTCTACATCGACCGGGCGATGACCTGGGACCAGCTCGTCAAGCTCATGGACGTCATGGAGGAGGTCGGCCTGCTGGAGACCGGCTACGTCGAGGCCGCGAAGATACGCAGCTACAGCTCCGTCCGGCTGCCCGGCGTGAAGAAACCGCCGAGGGGAGCCGCCGCATGAGCGCCCCCCTGCGACTGACGTCGACCGACCTGCGCAACCTCGCCGCCGCCCTCGACAAGCTCACCGTCATGCACCGGGCGCACGGCGTCCTGCCGGGCCACTACGACCGCGGCGTCACCATCCGCACCGAGGAAGGCGACGACGTCCAGCTCGGCGTCTCCGTCGTCGACGACGAGCTCGTCATCGACGACAGGTACGGCTCATGAGCTGGGACGACGACGACGAGCTCGCCCAGCGCGTCTCGGAAGCCGTCAACAGCGCCGAGAGCATCGTCGAGGACGAGGTCGAGCTGACGACGACGGGCTGCCGGTGCCGGTTCACCGGCTCCCTCGCGGACCAGGTGTTCACGTGCATGAGCTGCGGCGCATTCCCGGAAGAGTGCTCCGACGGCGAGTGCGGGTGCCTGGTCGCGTGAAGCAACCACTCGACTGCCGACGCGTCTACGGGCTGCACTGCTCGTGCCCGCCCATGACGTGCCGGAAGCTCGACGCCCGCCCCGTCGTCCAGCTCGACGGCTGGGAGCTCGACGACGACGTCGTCGCCCCGGCGCCGCGCGTGTGGACGTGCGCCGTCTGCGGGCGTGAGGACGCCTGGGGCCGCGACTGGCGCACCTACAGCTCCGTCAACATCGAGGAGCGCTGCGGCTGCCGCGTCATCACGTGCAGCCGCGCCTGCCGTGAGAGCACGGAGTCCGCCCACCTCGTCGAGAAGTTCGTCGAGGACCACCCCGGCAAACGCTGCCTCGCGGCGTGAGCCAACCACAACCCGAAAGGAACCCTCCACCATGACCCTCTACATCCCGAAAGTGGTGCTCCGGCTCTTCGCCGCCCTCGCCGCTCTCGCGACGCTCACGCTGGGGCTGATGTCCCCGGCGCAAGCCACCGCGACGAAGCACATGGTCGCCAACCTGGGCGGGTCCACCGCCCCGGCAGCTCTGGGCTACAACGTCTTCGACGCGAGCGTCTGGAACGTCGACTCGCTACCCGCTGGCGTGCAGGGCCTCGTCTGGCTGGGCCAGAAGTGCCCGACCGTGGCCGACGACACGTTCAAGTCGAAGATCGACAAGCTCGCGAGCGACCCGAAGGTCTTCGGCTACTACCTGTCCGACGAGCCTCACATCGCGTCCTGCCCGAACGGCCCGGCAGCGCTGAAGACGCGCATCGACTACATCCGGTCGAAGACGTCGACGCAGCACACGATGGTGGTGTTCTCGAAGCAAGCGGACCTCCAGGCGTTCGCGCCCGCCCACACGGACCTCGACCTCGTCGGCCTCGACCCGTACCCCTGCTCGACGGCGAACCCGACGTGTGACCTGTCGAAGATCGGTGAGCGCGTGGGCTGGGCGGACTCGGCGGGCGTCTCCCGGTCCTCCATCGTGCCGGTGTTCCAGACCTTCGGGCAGGAGAACACGACGAGCCACTACTACAACCTGCCGACGGCGGCGCAGCTCCAGGCGATGCTCGACGAGTGGGCGAAGTACGTGCCCGCGCCCGTCATGGACTACTCGTACTCGTGGGGCCACCAGAGCTCGGCAAACCCGACCCTGGTGGACAGCTCGTCGCTCCAGTCGGTGATGGCCCGCCACAACGGCGTCGCTGCCACGGGGTGCTGACGTTGCCGTCTCTGGAGGAGCTGCGCGAGAGCGGGCACGTCGTCCAACGGGTCATCGCGGAGAGGCTGGGCCTCGACCCCGCCGACGTCCTCGAAGGCACTGTCACTGTCGACGTCGACGGCGGCGACACCGAGCTCGTCCGCTGGTCGGGCGTGCGCCGGATGCCGTCGGGCTTCCTGGCGGAGTGCCTGGCCGAAGCCGCCCGGCGCGAGGGGAGCTGACGCATGGCGACGCACGCCGACTTCGAGGCCCTTGTGCAGCGCATCGTCGAGGAGCGGGTGCGCGAGTACCGCGACCGCCTGGAGACGCTTTGCGAGGCGGCGCTGGCCGACCCGGCTGGGCGGGGCGTCCTCGTGGTCCAGAGCGAGGACGGCTCCTGGGAGATGAGCTTGGACGCGTCGGTGCCGTACGGCACGATCCACACGCGCCCGGCGCACGGCGGACACCCTGAGACGTCGTGACGCACGGGTGACGCACGACGCCCCCTCCGGGACTCCCGGAGGGGGCGTTTTCGCTGGTGGGCCTAGGAGGACTTGAACCTCCGACCTCTTCCTTATCAGGGAAGTAAGACCCGCAGGTCAGGGGGCTGATGGTATCCCATGACATGCGATAGGTACATCACCACGCGGGGTTCTGTCTCACCATGTTTCACCCTCCTGACGCATATATGACGCACGGCGACGCACGGCGACGCATAGCGCTTCATAGCGACAACCCTATCGGAGATTTTCAGGCGCATACTCTTGTGTCATGGTGTGTCATGGCATACGGTGGTGCACACCAAAGCACCACTCCACTCCAGCTCGAAGGGACTCCAGCTATGACCACCGACCTCCTCGTGATCCTCTCCAACTTCGCGCTCACGGTCGTCACCCTTCTGGCGGCGTTCGTGACCCTGGTCGACATCCACAAGGACGACCAGAAGACGCTGCGGATGATCCTGTTCGGTCGCCACACGGTCAAGCTCTCGCGGCGAGGCGGTGATGCTGACGACGAGGAAGCCTGAGCCCGCAGCTCACCCCTGAACCCCCGGCCATGACACCAGGCCGGGGGTTCTCTCATGCTCCCTCTTGTCTCATAGTGTCTCATGGGGTATTATAGGATACAGGACGGCACGGAGCGTCGAGCAATCGACCGGAACCGACCCGCGAAGTACGTCAGTAGCGGTCCACCGGCTCCAACGGAATCCAGCGGCTACCGACCGTCCGCCACCACCAACTCCGAAGGGCACACACCATGAACTCCAGCTTCACCGGCCAGAACATCGCGATGGCGTTCGAGGCCGTCCGCGCCGGATACGGCACCGCCGCCGTCCCCGCCTCCCCCGTCCGCACCGAGTACCTGGAGGGAGCGCTTCGCCAGCTCGACGTCGAGGGGGGTCGCCAGGGCTGGCGCCTCGTCAACATTTCCCGCGCCGAGGGCATCGAGTGGGCTCTCGACGTCCGCGCCGGACAGGAGGTGCGCTGATGACCGTCGCCGTCTACAACCCGTTCCCCGAGGTCGAGGGCACGACCCCCATCTGGCACCACTCCGGCATCTGCTACAGCCGCGTCCTCTACGCCACCCGCGAGGAGGCGGAGAAGGTCGCTGAGTACGTCCGCTCCACCGGAGCCGAGGCCAACGGCGGCTTCTACCACGGGATGCAGCTCGGCAACGTGACCGAGGTGCCGCAGGGCTGGGAGGTCGACTACTGATGGCCGACCAGCGCCGCACCGACAGGCCGTACGTCGTGCTCTACCGCGCGGCCAGGCCGACGAAGAACAACCCGGACCGGATCGTGAAGGGCCGACGCACCTTCCGCACCCGCCGCGAGATGGACACCTTCATCTCGACCGCACCCGACAACTACGCCATCACCTACTACTCCTGATCCGACCGAAAGGACCCGCAACCATGACCTGCTCCTCCCCCGTCGTCGCCGCCGAGCGCACCGAGTACCGCCGCGGCTCGCGCCACGAGCTCACGACCGCGAAGGGCTCGCACGTCGTCGTCGACAGCCGCGTCGACCAGTACGGTCGCTGCTCGTCGCACGTCATCACCGGCTACAACGCGAAGGGCCTGTCCGGCTACTTCGCTCGGAACGTGTCGGCCCGCGACGTCGCGCGCCTCGTCCGCATGGCCGAGAACAACGGCTGGACCGGCCTCGCCGCCAACGTGGAGGCGTTCTGAGATGCACGAGCTGAAGACCGTCACGACGCCAGGAGCTCGCTACCCGCACAAGGCCGTCTGCTCGTGCGGCTGGAAGTCGTGGGGCTACCTCACGTCGGCTGCCGCGGAGAACGTCGGCCAGGCCCACGTCGACGAGGCCACCCTCGCCGCGTTCAAGCTCACCGACGGCCACACCAACGAGCCCACGAACAAGAAAGACGGCTACTGGGGAGGCGTCGAAGAGGTCGGCGGCGACGCCGCGAACTGACCCCCCAACCAGGACCCCCGACCCCCTCTGGGCCGGGGGTTCTTTCGTGTCCGACTGTTGTGTCATGGTGTACCACGGTGTATCATGGACTCATGACGAACACCACCACCGCCACCAGCCCGAGCATCACCTACGACCCCGCCAACTACACCCGCAGCCAGTACGGCCAGGGCTACTGCTGGCGCAAGAGCTCCGACCCGAGCCTCCTCTGCGAGATCGTCCAGAGCCACGACCCGGACTTCGCCTTCGCGCACGGCCTCACCTACGTTCCCGCGCCGAAGGGCCACCCCGACTACCGCACGTCGAACTACGTCGCCGCGGAGGTCGCCAGCCTCGCCGTCGAGTGCGCCGAGTGCGGCGCCGAGCCGGGCCAGCCGTGCGAGTGGAGCTGCACCGCGCAGCCCTCCGACCACAACCTCATGGTCGAGGCGTACAGCGGCGTCCCCGCTGACGCCGACAGCTCCCCGGTCCTCGTCCGCGCGAGCGTCACCAGCCCCTCCGGCCAGACCTACGTCGTCTACGGCGGCGAGGTCCCCGCGTGGCTCTGGGACGACCCGAAGACGCGCGAGACGTGGAAGCGCGAGCACCGGCCCTACGTCCTCTCGCAGTTCCACCCGAAGCCGACCCACGCACGCGGGTTCCGCGTCGAGTGGGAGGCGTGGGAGCCCGTCGACGAGACGCCGAAGGGGGTCTCGTGACCAGGCCACGACCGGGGGACCGGTTCACCCACGACAAGGTCATCGAGCCGACCTGGAAGCCGGACCGCACGCAGGTGTGGTCGCAGGCGCCGAAGGCGGAGATGCAGGTGACCGCCGTCGAGGACGGCGTCGTGCACTACAGCTACGTCAAGCCCGGACGGGACCACCGGCACATCCACTTCGAGATGCCGCAGGCCGTGTTCCTCGACCGGTTCGACGCCTCCCTCCGGCCCGCTCTGACCGTCGTCGACGGCGGCGGCTACCCGGAGCTGATGGACCGCCTCACCGACTCCTACAACCGCCTCCGCGCGGTCCCCGACACCGACTGACACCACCACCACTCCAACCAGGAAGGCACCACCCATCATGAGCACCCGCTCCCTCCAGGTCGCGCAGACCAACAGCCTCACCAACGCCTACGACCCGAAGCTGCCGCTGCCGTACCCGTGGCACATCGCCGCCGACGGCGCCGTCGAGCGTCAGGACTTCTGGCACGGCACCCCGGCCCGCCTCGTCGGCTTCCAGCGCGACGATGTCCAGCGCGTCGTTCTCACCACCGAGGACTGGTTCGCCGGAGAGGCCGACGCCGCCGTCGGCCTGAAGCCCGTGTTCGTCGACGACGACGGCGACATGTGGAACGACGAGCGTCCCGTCGAGTCAGTGACGGTGACCGGATGAGCACCTTCAAGGTCGAGTTCGACCGGATCGGACGCACCCACGATGTCCCGCCGCTGACCACGACCGCCACCGACGCCGACGAGCTCGCGGACGCGGTCTGGGAGTACGCGCGCCGCTACCTCGTCAGCCACGACTACGACGTCATCGTCCGCGGCACCGCCGAAGACGACGACGACCTGTCCCGCGGGAAGGTCTCGATCGGCTACGGCAGGTTCGGCAGCGGCACCTTCGAGGAGGTGGCCGCGTGACGCTCACCCCGAACGGCGACGTGCAGCTCCGCGTCGGCATCCCGTCCCCCAACGGCAACGGCGACTGGAGCGTCACCATCGAGGCCCACGACGGCGCCAGCGGCGAGGTGCTGTTCTCGATGGAGCTGGACCCGGCGACCTGGGTGCAGGTGCAACGCGGCCTCGTGCACCGGCAGCCCGCGTTCATCGGTCGCCACCTCGACCGCGTCGGCAAGCGCATGCAGGTCGAGTCGGTCACCATCCCGAAGGACGTGTTCGACGGTGTCGGCTACGGCGACGCCGAGCGCGAGGTGGCGACGAGGTGGGCCGAGCGGCACTGCTCCGGCCCGAACGCGCCGTGGGCCGACGAAGGCGGACCCGAGGAGTGGTCGACGACCCGCCACAACTACGGCTGGGGCGTGCACATGCGCCGCTGGGTCCATGAGGAGGAGGTGGCCTGATTGCCGGGCACCGTCAAGGGCCACCTGGTCCGCGGGCACGGCTCCCCGACGAGCAAGTCCGGGAGCCACAACCGGAAGGTCCCGTGCGTCCGCTGCGGACGCGAGCGGATCGTCCGGCTGGAGCACGCCGAGCTGTGCTCGGACTGCCAGCTCGTCGACCCGGAGTTCGGACAGAACCCGCTCCCCAGAACGGCCTGAGAACGCACGAAAGAGCCCCCCCGGTCCCGAAGGACCAGGGGGGCTCTGTTCGCGTCTGAGCGCGTCAGGCAGCGGGCGCAGCCGGTACGTCGACCGGCGCGTCGACCGGCGCCTCGACGACGTCACTGCCCGCGGGGAACGAGTTGACGTTGTGGAGGATGCACAGGAGCCCGGCACCGACCGCGATGCCGAGGTCGTCCTGCCAGGGGACGTTGTGCAGGACGTTGAACGCCGACGCGCCGAGGAGCGCGCCGAGCGTCTGCGCCGCCGTCTTCACGGCCTTCACGCCCGTGTCGACGGCCCACGTCTTCACCGAGGAGTTCATGATGGGCTGTTCCTTTCTCGTGAGTTCGCCTGGGCGTCAGGCGACGCGGAGGCTCTGACCGGGGTAGATCAGGTTCGGGTTGGCGATGTTGTTCCAGCGGGCGAGGGCCGCGACGGTCACCCGGAAGCGCTTCGCGATGGCGCCGAGGGTGTCGCCCTTGACGACCGTGTAGTGCCGCGGCATGGCGTGGGCGATCCCGGCGACCGTCTTCCCGATGTGGATGACCTGACCGGGGTAGATCAGGTTCGGGTTCGACAGCTTGTTCCAGGAGACGAGCTGCGCCACCGTGACGTGGTAGCGGGCCGCGATCGCGGACAGCGTGTCCCCCGAGTGCACCGTGTAGCTCGTCGAGTGCGATGCGGCCACCGGCTTCGGCGCGGGCGCCGGGAGCGGCGGGCGGGCGTCGCTGCGCGAGCTCGTCGGCGCGTCCGCGTGGACCGCGGCCACCCCGCCGACAGCGAGCTTCGCCCACGTCGACGCGTCGCCGTAGAAGACGTCGCGGTCGAGCGGCTGGTCCGTCCACTGCCAGAAGGTCACGACCGACCAGCCGTGGAGGTCGCCCCGGAACGACGGTGCCGAGCTCGCGTGGATGTAGGCGTTGTTCGCGCCCGCCTTCCACAGCGGCAGGTTGCGGATGAACTTCGCCTGGGTCGCGTTGCACGCGGCCATGAGCTTGCTGAGGTGGTAGTCCTCGCAGTAGAGGACCGGCCACACCCCGAGAGCGGCGCGGACGGCGTTGGCGAAGTCGACGATGTACTTCGGCCACTCGGACACGGGGGCGTGCGAGTGGAAGGGCTCGAAGTCGAGCGCGACGATGTCGCCGGGCTGGGCGCCCGCGAAGCCGAGGAAGTTCGCGGCCTCCACGGCGCCGCCGTTCTCCGGCCACGCGTAGTGGTAGTGGGCGACGTGCTTGCCCGCGGCGCGCAGCGCGGCGACGCGCGGAGCGTGGCTGGACAGCCGGACACCCTGTCCCTCGGTCGCCTTGACGAAACCGAAGTCGATCTTCGGGAGCCACGACTGGAGGGTCGAGAGCGACTGGTAGCCGCTGATGTCGATGCCGTTCATGGTCATGATGGGCTGGTGCCTTTCTGCTGTGCCTCCGCCTCTGCGGCGGAGACGAACTCGGCTCCCGTGTTGGTGCCCGCGCGCCGCCAGCGCACGGCTTCCCAGAGGGCGTGCGGGAGCACGTGCACGCCGTAGTGGGTTCGGTGGTGGTTCACGCACAGCGCTTCGAGGTTCCCCGGCGACTCGATCCACTGAGCGAAGGCTTCGTCGTCCTCCAGGTGCAGCCCGAGGGCAGCGTTGACCTTGTCGCGGTCCGCGCCCTCCTGCTGGGAGAACTCGACGTGCATGTGGTGGAGCTCCACCTCGCCACCGCAGTAGTCGTCGTTGATCGCGCAGCGCCACAGGCCAAGGCGCTTCATCCGCGCCTTCGCCTGCTCGAACAGGTGGTAGTGCGGGTCGTCGGTGCGGGGCGGGTGCGGCGGGATGTGGGCGATGATGTGGAGGGTCATCTTCTGGTCGTGCGCCGGAACGATGTCATCGCCCACGAGGCTCACCCCTCTCTGAGCTGCCGCGCGGTCGCCGCGAGCTCGTCGCGGAGGCGGGGGCTCATCGCGAGCACCGCCTTCCGATGTCGGTTGCAGCACCAGGGCTCACCCCGGTAGCACATGGGCTTGTCGTCGACGCGCCCACAGATGAGGCAGGGTTTCTTCATGCCTGTCAGTGTCTCATGGGGTACCACGGGATAGCATGACGGAATGACCCCCATCGAGATCGTCCTCATCGTGCTGGCCGTGCTCGTCGGCCTGTTCCTGCTCCGCCTCGCCGTCGGGCTCGCCGCGATGCTGCTCCTCGCCGCGATGCACAGGCGGCAGCTCCGGCGCTACCAGGCAGCTCTACGGCGCCGGGGGCGCTGACTGCGGCGTCTCCACGGCGGTCGCGATGGCCTCGATCTTCGGGGCGATCGCGACCGCCTTTTCGATGCGGTCGACCGCGTCCCTCATCGACATCGACGAGTTCGGGTGCAGCTCGTGCTCGATCGCGTCGAGCCGGGCCATCACGCCGAGCCGGGCGGGCACCCCTGGGCGGGCGGGCGTGCCGAACCAGTCATCGAGGAAGTAGTGCAGCTTCTTCAGCGGCTTCAGGGCTCGCCGGACGAACACGATGATGGCGAGGAGCGCCGACGTTACGGCGCCGACCTCGATGATCTGCTGGACGATCGGGGGCATGGCTGTGCGCCTTTCACGAGGCCGCGACGAGCTGCCACAGTGCGGGCACCGCGTCGGGGGTCCAGTCGGGCTGGCTCGTGTGGGCCTGGAGGCACTGGTACGTCGAGCCGTTGTAAGTGACCTGGTCACCGACCGCATAGGCGACGCCAGCACCAGACCACGCGGGCGGGCCGCTCGTCGGCGGCACCGGAGTCATGTCCCGCCACCACCGGTAGTTCTGCGGGTCCGCAGGGTCCCCCGGCATCGTCGTGTTCGCGGCGATGAGCGACTGCCAGGTCTTCCCGTTGTAGGTGACGGTCCAGCCGATCGGGTAGGCATTCGTCGCGTCGGTCGGCTGGACCCACGGTTCCCCCTGCGAAACCCCTTGGGCCTGAAGAACTTTCGCATTGATGTGGCTGATCTGGGCTGGCGCGTTCGCGATGGTCGCGCGCCGGGCCACCTCGTCCCGCACCTGGGAGGCGAGGGCCGTCAGCTCGTCGTCGGTGTACGTGGACAGGTCGATCGGGGCGGCAGCCATGACGGACCTCCTCTCACTGGTCAGCGGGGTAGGAGCACGTGATGGACACGGAGGCAGTCGTGCCGGAGACGAGGGAGTAGACGCACACCGCGCCGGTGCTGAAGACGCGGATGTCGGCCACGCCGCCGCTCGACATGCTCGTCCACTGGAGATGCCCGCTCGGCCTGTATCCGCTTGGCATCGTGAAGAATCCGCTGCTGCCGACGGTGCCGGACTTGATGAGCCCTTCGATGTGTACGACGCCGTTGATCTTCGTGTACTGGGCGGGCGCGTAGCCGGAGCCGTAGTTCGACCAGCCGTTCCCGAGGGTCATCGCCGTCCACTGGGGCTCGCTCGCGCCGAGCTGAACCCACGGCTCCCACGTGCCGTTGTAGTAGCTGCGCCACCACACTGCTCCGGCGTTGCCGGAGTTGTACGTCGTATACCGCTGGTGCACCATCGTCCCGCTCGGGGAGGCGCGGAACACCTCCAACAGCCCCGCAGTCAACTGGGGGTAGTTGTGCACCGACGACGTGTTCGCGCTGAGGGGCTGATTCCAGGTCCCCGTGTAAACGAACGCGTCCAGGTCTTCCGTCGACCCGAGCTGCGGCACAGACCCGTCCTGGATGCGCCCGTACACGATGAGCTGCTGGTCGAAGAACTCGCACCACACCCAGTCGCCCACGTTGACCGTGCTGAGCACGACGGGCGCGACGTTCAGCGGCGCCGAGGCACCCGCGAGCTGCACCTGGTACGGGTTGACGCTCGTCACCGAGGCAATGACGGCCTGGTTGGAGCTCATGAGGTCTGCACCTCCTGCACCTGCGTCGTGACGAGAGCGCCGACCCCCGTCGACACCTGCATCGACTGCACGACGCCGGTCAGGTCCAGACCTGCGGGGACACGACGGAACGTCACCACCGAGTTGAGGATCACGTCGGGCACCGGGGCGTGCTTCAGCGTGATGACCGAGGCGACCTGGGTGGCGTCCGCCAGCCGTCGCTGCGCGAGGGCGTCGAGGACCGTCTGCGAGCTCGCGGAGACGTTGCTGTCGGTGCGGCTGATCCAACGTCCGCGGGACGGGAACGACGTGGGCGAGTTCGGGTCCTCGTTCGTCGCGACCGACGTCAGCGGCGCGCTCGTGCCGTCGGACGTGCTGATGAGGATGATCTTGTTCGGGGCGTCGAAGACGTCGAGCTGGTGGTCGAACTCGGGCGAGTAGATCGACGTCTCGTCGTCGAGGAAGTTGCGCACCACCAGCCGCTCGCTCGGCGGCGTGTACGGGTCGGCCCGGTACGCGCCGTTGCCGTCGCACCACAGGCTGAAGTAGTTGATCGAGGCGAGGAGGTCGTTGATGATCTGGAGGCGCGACGTGTCTGCGGGCCACGCCATCCCCGTCAGCACCGTCGCCGTCGAGTCCGTCACGGCGACGTTCGTCTCCCCGGCGTCGCTGATGATGGTGCGGATCGCGTCGGTGACGACGGTGCCCGCCGCCACCGAGTACGCCTCCTCGAAGTGGTCGCCGTCGAGGACGAGGAGCTTGTCGAAGAGCTGGATCGACCGGGAGTGGCCGGTGTCCTTCCAGTTCGCCGTCGGCGTGCCGGGGATGAACACGCCCAGCGGCCAGCTCTGCGACGTGCCGTCCGGGAAGGTGGCCGTGTAGACCGGCTGCACCCGCACCTGGGTCCACACCGGCTCGGCGGCGCCACCCGACCCCCACTGCATCGTGCCGCCCGACCGGACCGTGTTGAAGATGGAGTAGGTGAGCTGGGCGCTCTCGACGCCGTCCAACGTCCCGATCGGGGCGTCGTTCAGGTCGAGGAGCGTCCAGCTCCACCTCTCCGTCCGTGATCCGGTCAGCGGGTCACGGGCTGCCGAGGACACCAGTTGCGGCGGAAGGAACGCCATGACCCGCCTCCCTTCTCAGGAGCCCTTCGGCTCCGTGTAGTCGGTCTCGACGAACGTCCACGCGATCGTGCGGACCTTGGCCGTGCCGAGCCCGCCGAACGAGGGCACGCCCGTGGACACGAAGACCCGCATGCCGTCCGGGGTGCGGATGCACGCGGGGGCGGCGAGCTTCGAGAGGGCGGCGATGTCGTCGAGCGACGACGTCTCCGCGGCCACCGAAGACGCGACCATCGGGTCGTACTTCGTGGCCCGCAGCGTGATGATCTGCTGCGTCTGCTCGCCCATCGTCTCGACGGGCTTCGTGCGCCCGGCGAACTGGTTGAGCGCCTTCTCGATGCCGTCGTCGTCGGAGATGTCGACGTTGGTCGTGAAGCACACCCGCTGGGCGAACCCCGGACCGGCGTTGACCCAGACGTGGTGGCAGCCGGGCGTCGTGTCGACGTCGACCATGATCTTGCCGGTGTCGATGCTCGCGGACGCGTCAGCGGTACCCGACCACGTGTAGAGGTGGCGGGTGTCGCTGAACGACGAGCCGTCGAAGTACGTGCCCGGCAGCTCCCCGACGACCGTGGCCTTCTCGATGAGCTGGTTCGACACCTGCACGATGGCCTCGGTCCGGATCGACCCGACCGAGTTGATGTAGAACCTCGCCTGGCCCGTCGACGCCGGGCACACCCCAGCCGGGATGACCACGTCGACCCACGAACCGTCCATCGGCAGAGTGACGTTCGCACCCGTGCTGATGGCGGACAGGCCCGACCCGCCGCTCGTGTACGCGAACAGCTTCGGCGTGATGACCTGGTCCGCCGTCGCGCCGAGGACCCGCATGCGCAGGCGACCCTTGACGATGTCCCCGGCAGCCGCGGCGGGCGCGTCCTGCGAGAACACCAGGAGCGGGTTCGGCGCCGTCGTCGACGTGCACGCCCCGAGGTAGCACGCCGCCACGTCGGTCCCGTCGGTTGCCGCACCCGGCACCTGCCACGTGACTCGCTGGTAGCCGAGCGCGCCCGCCGAGAGGGAGCCGAAGGTCGGGGTCGCCGTCGACGCGGACGCGTTGATGGTGCCCGTCCACGCGTAGGTCAGCCCGTCCGGGGCGTCGTCGCGGGAGCCGTCGAAGTACGGCAGCGCCGTCGGCCCGAGCTCCATCTGCGGGTAGGAGACGTCGAAGGTGTCCCCGACGGTCCAGCCCGCGCCGCCCGACACGTGGTAGACGGTGATGAAGCCGCGGGTCGCGCCCGCGGGGGCGGTGACGTCGACGATGTCGAACTCCTGCCACACGCCAGCCGTCATCGTGTAGTTCGGCGTGGCCGCGGAGTTGTCCCCGACCTGGGTGCCCGTGCCGTCGTACCAACGCAGGAGCGCGTACGCCGTGCCCGAGCCGCCCATGCTCCACCGGGCGAACACCCGCGCCGAGTACGTCTTCCCGGCGACAACCGGGAGGGTGTCGGCGCCGGACGAGCCGAACGCGAACCCGCCGCCCGTGGCCGTGCCGGACGTCGACGCCACCGTGAGCCGCGTGAAGTCGCGGTCCTCGGTGCTGAGCGTCAGCGTCGGCCCGGTCCAGGTGCCGTTGACGGGCGCGACCCCGGTGGGGAGCCCCAGCGACAGGAGGTTGCGCCGGTTCTCGACCGCGGCGACCGTCGTCCGGTAGGCGGGGTTCGTCGCGTAGTTGCGGCGCAGCTCCGTCGTCCCGTTCAGCGACGGCGTCGCGGACACGGCCACCACCGCGTAGGTGTTGGTCGCGCGCAGCGCCGGGATGTTGTCGGTGACGGTCGAGCCGACAGCCACGTTGTCCGCGATGAGGACCCACGCGTCGTACCCGTCGAACCGCCACACCTGGAGGTGGTCGGCGGGCACTTCGGGCGACACCGGGTCCGGGCAGTCGACGGTGACCGCGACCGCGCCGGAGCTCGCCACCCACAGGCCGGTGATCGTCGGCAGCGGGGGCAGCGCGTACGCCACATCGAACGTGACGATGTCCTCCGTCGACCACAGCCCGGCAGCCGACTGCACGGCCACGCCGACCTGGTACGTCGTCGCGTCGGAGAGCTGCGTCGCCATCGTCGTCGACGTCTCGGTGGTGCCCGTCTGGGTCTCCAGGACGGTCGCGCCGGTCGCGTCGTACAGCTTCACGCGCCATTGCGACTGCGGCGAGCCCTCAGCTTGGGCGTAACCCCACGCGACGGCCAGCGAAGCCACGACGACCTGGTCGTCGACCGTGATGGTGACGCCGGTCGCGGTCGCCGTCGCAGCCGCCGAGATGGTGACGGTGGCCGAGTCGGTGACCGTGACGATGGTCGCGCCCGTTGGGATGCCAGCTCCGCTGATCGGCATGCCGATGTCGTCGCTGGTGAAGTTGATCGTCGCGGACATGACCGTCGTCGAGCCGGACGTCGTCGCGCCGTCGTCGACGGAGCGAGCCCCGGTGGGCGCGTTGACGGCGGCGGTCGGCGTCGAGGACAGCGTGACGGACGCCGTGGCGGACCACGGAGACGCGCCAGTGCCGTCGGAGCCGCCCGTGGCGTCAGCGCCCCACGTGCGGACCTGCCAGCCGATCGTGTGACCGTTCGCGCCCCACGAGCCCGCCGTGACCGTCGCCGTGGACGCCGTCGAGGTGACCTGCCCCATCGACGTGAACGCGCCGCCGTCGACCTGGTACTGGACCTCGTACTTCGTCTGCGCGGTCGTGTCGACCGAGTTGTGCAGCCACGTGAGGACGATGTCGTTGGCGCCGTCGACGACCGTGCCTGAAGGGGCGAGGCTCGTCGGGGCGTTCGGCGGGGCTTCGAGCTGGACCGTGTTCGACGTCGTCGAGTAGGCCGACGTCAGCGACGGCGTCGCCACGTGCGACGTCATCCGGTACTCGTGGGTCTGCGCCGGGTTGGGCGCGGTGTGCGTGTACGAGCCGGTGCCGTTCGCGATCGAGGTCGTCAGCGCCGCGCCGTCCCACACCCCGTCGGCGGCGTGCCACAGGGCGAAGGTGTCGTTGTACGGCGACTGGTCGGTCCAGGTGACGGTGATGTCGCCCGTGGCCGTCTTCGTCGCCGTGACGCTCGTCGGCGGGCTCGGGGTCGTGTAGAACGTCCCCGAGTACGAGTAGCCCGAGTTGCCAGCGGTGTTCGAGGCGTAGACGCGGTACCGGTAGGAGTGGTTCGCGCTGGTGCCGTAGTCAGCGTAGGACGTGACGACGCCGAGGTTCGCGATCGTCACCCACGACCCGCCGTCGGTCTGCCGCTGCACGTGCGTCGCCTGGTAGGGCTTCGACGAGTCGGTCGGGGAGACGTTCACCCACGTGACCGTGTGGTGGGTGTCGGAGGTCCGCGACCAGTTGCAGCTCGTCGGGGAGGACGGGGCCGCGATCGGGCGCTTCGGGATCGAGATGGACGCCGACACGTAGGCGGTGTCGCCGGGGTAGGCGTAGCTCGACGTGAAGTGCCCGGACAGGCTCACCGTCACCGTCGACGTGTACGAGGTGTTGACGGTGAAGCTGCCCGAGGCGACAACCCACGTGCCGTAGGAGCCGACGTTCCAGCCGCCGCCGTACCCGGACTGCGAGTGCGACCCGGAGATGGCCCACGGCGTCGCCGTCGAGCCCGACTCGTTCGAGGCGTACTTCGACTCGCCGTACAGGGTCCAGTAGACCGTCACCGACGACGTCGAGTGGCTGATCGTCGTCGGAGAGTACGACAGGGCGAGGCCCGACCGGAGGCGACCGTCGCTGGTCCATGCGCCCCACGTGGTCATCGTCAGCCCCCGATCTGGTGACGGACCTGACGCAGCTTGTTGCGCTTCGTCAGGACGTGGATGACGACGACGTCGTCCTCGACGGAGACGCCCTTGGCGTCGTCGTAGCCGAGGTGGACTGCCACCTGAGCGGCGTCGCGCCCGTGCAGCTCGTGGAGCTGCACGGGGCGACCCTCGGTGACCTCGATGGCATCGCTCATGGCCTGGACACCCCGTTCCTGAGTCGGTCGTGGAGCCTCGCCTGCGAGGCCACCTCGGACATGCCTGCGGCGGTCCCGCGTGCCGCGCCCGCCTCGGTGCCGCGCTGCACGGCGGCAGCGACGGCCTCGACGGACTCGGGCGACAGGGTGACGAGGCCGCTGTTCTGGTCGCGGACGCCGAGACGGCGACCCGTCTCCTCCCACACCGCAACCGACTTCGCGTGGTTGCCGGAGTTCAGCGGGATGAACGCCTCGCCCCCAGTGCCGGACTCAGCCCACTGGACGAGGTTCGCGCCGTCGGGCGCGATCATCGCCTGGGAGGGCAGCTTGCCCGCCGCGAAGGACTGGAAGTTCGACTGGTGGAAGCCGCCGTCGAAGAACGACTCGATGCCGCCGTACCGCTTCCGCAGCATCCCGTGGCCCGAGACACCGCCCGCGCCGCCGATCCCCTGCGCCATCGCTGAGATCGTGGAGGTGACGGTCCGCACGTACGTCGTGACGACCCGGCCCTCGACGCTGGCGAGAGTCGCCTTGAACGAGTTGATCGCGGCGACCGCCTGGGACTTGTCGACCTGGAGCTTCGTCGGAGGGACGCTCCGCGGAATCTTCAGGATCGTGTCGATGTAGCGCGTGACCGCAGCCCGGTCGACGCCGTGCGCGACGGCGTTGTTGATGATCTGCGTCCGCATGCGCTCCATCTGGGCGCGGGCGGCGCCCGTGCTGTTCGACAGGCCACCGTTGGCCTCGACGACGCCCTCCAGCGCGGTGATCTGCTGGTTGAGCTCGCCGCGGACGGTGACCGACGCGGTCGTCAGGCTGTTGATGTTCCCGCTGGTGATGTGGACGGCCTTGCCAGCGCTGTTCTGCGCCTTCGTCATCGACACGAGCGAGTTGTCGAACTGCTGCTGCGCCTGAGCCGCCGAGATGGCCTTGCCGTTGAGCCGGTCGAGCGCCGCCTTCAAGAGCCCGGCAGCGTCGTTTTCGAGCTGCATCTTCGCCGTGGTGGCGGCGAGCTGGGCGGCGTCGTCGGCCTGGGCCTTCGCCGCGGCCTGGTAGACGCTGACCGACATGTTGTAGGTCTGGGCGAGGTTCTTCGCCTTGATCTCTTCGGCGGTCATGTTCGTCTGCGTGACCGCCGACGCCTCATCGACCGCCTTCTGGGTCCTGATCTGGGCCTGGAGGGCGTTGTTCTGGCCGCTGATGGCCTCCTGGAGCTTCTTCGCGAGCTGGGCGCGCTCACCGAGGACGGGCACGCCCGACTTCCAGCCGGTGTCCGCGAGCTGGTTGTTCGCGATGATGGACGCGATCTGCGGGTTGAGCTGCGCGAGGGCGTCCTTCTGGCCGAGGGTGGCCGACGTGACCGTCGACAGGGAGATGCCAAGCTGCTCCGCGATCTGGAGCGCGCCCTCCTCCTCCAGCGCCTTCGCGGCGACCGCGCGCACGTTGTCGTCGATGGCACCCTTGCTGGCCCGCAGAGCGTCGGCGTACGCCTCCTGCTTCTGCTTCGCCTCCTCGGACGCCTCAGCGTTGTGCGACAGGATCATGGAGAACGCGGCAACCGCGATACCGACGACCGACGTCGCCAGCGACACCGTCTTCATGACGCCCTCGCTGATCTCCAGCGCGGTGTTCAGGCCCTTCAGGGTCTCGACGACGGCCTCGACGATGCCGGTGATGGCCTCCCACGTCTTGAACCCGGCGAACACCGAGAGCGCGACCGTGGCGAGGGTCGTCAGCATGTCGAGCGGAATCTGGTTCAGCGCGCCGATGAAGACTTCGAGGGCGGACAGGATGCCCGCCCCGAAGGGAAGGAGCGCCTGCACCAGATGCGACACGAGGGTGAGGAGCTGGCCCATGAACGACACGAGGTCGGGCATCTCGGAGAGGACGTAGCCCGCGAACTTGGCGAAGCCGTTGCCGAGGGTGAAGGTGTCGAACTGCGCGGCGAGGACCGTCACCTGGGCGACGGCCTGCTCGATGTAGGGGGCGAGCTGGGTGAAGACGTTGAGGAGCCCGCTGGTGAGGGAGGCGCCGATGTGGCCGAGCATCGTGGAGAGGTTGCCGATCTCCCCCGTGAGGACCGGCATCTTGGCGATGACGTCGGAGACGATCGTCTGGAAGGCGCCGAGGATGTTGCTGGCGGCGACGGCGCCGAGCTGGTGCATCGCGTTGGTGACGTCGTTGATGCCAGCCTGGTAGGCCCTGCCAACGGCGGTCCCCTGGGCCATCTCGTTCTTGATGCCCATGAACGCGACGATTCCCGCGGCAGCCATCCCGCCGAACGCGAGGCCGAGACCGGCAGCTCCCGCGGCGAGGGGGACCAGCGCCGGGCCGAGGAGGAGGATCGACGACAGGAGCATGCCGGTGGAGCGCTGACCGTTCGAGCCGACGTTCTTCAGCTCGGTGTCGAGGTTGCGGAGGCCGCGCTCAGCGTTCGCGGCCTCCGGCTCGACCTCACGGAGCTTGTCGGTCTTGACGTCGATGTTGACGCTGGTGCCCGACAGCACCTTCAGCTCCGCGATGGCCTGGGCGACCTCGTCGCGGAACTGGGTGCCGTCGAGGCGGAGGTAACCGACGATCGAGCCGACGTCCGTGGACATGGTCACTCCTCCTCGTCACGCTTGCGTTGCGCCACCCGGTAGATGCGGGTCTCGGCGTTGGACAGGAGGCCGGTGAGGAGGACGACGAACTCGCGCCACGAGACGGCATCGACGGCCAGCCGGATGCCGTATTCGGAGGCAAAGTCAGCGACGACGAGGGTCCAGTCCTCGACGAGTTCGAGGAGGGAGACCTTCGGCTCGATTACCGCTTCCGGGACGTCGTAGAGCGGGTAGATGCCGTCTTCGTTCGGCTCCCCGACGCCGTACTGCGCGATCGCGGCGAAGCCGGACGCTTCGCCGGAGCCGGGGTCTTCGGCTTCGCCCGGTCGAGCATCACTGCCGCCAAAGCTTTTGGGTCAGCGCCGGACTCCCACACGGCCTCCGCTGCGTCGCGCCCGAACTGGAAGTCGGTGAGGGCCGCGAAGCCCGCGCGGGCGAGGGCGTCGCCGGGGACGTCGTCGGTCTTCATCTCGTCGTAGGCGGGGCCGAGGATCATCCGCCACAGGTCTTCGGCGGTCTCGGGCGTCTGCACGCTCGGACCGGCCTGGATGATCTCGGTGAGCCGCAAGCCGGTCTGGAACCCGACGGGCGGGACGACGTACAGCTTGCCGTTGATGGGGAACGCCAGAGGCTCCGGCGCGATCTCTTCGTATGCCTTCAGGGGCATGGGCTTGCCTCCAATGTGCGGGCTGGAAGGGCTGTGAGTGGTCGGCCCGGCGCAGCCCATCGCCGGGCCGACCACGATCAAGGGCTGCGGTCAGCCGCGGGTGTACGAGAACGCCGTCGACGCGCCGGTCGCGTTGGTGACGACGATGTTGGCCGCGCCCGCCGAGCCGGTCGGCATGACGGCGACGATGACGCTGTCGGAGAGGACGAGCCACGAGGTCGCGGCGGTCGCGCCGAACTTGACGCCCGTACCGGCGACGGTGCCGGTGAAGCCGGAACCGGTGATCTCGACCTGCTCGCCCGTGGCGGCGCCAGACGGCGAGGCCGACAGGATGGTCGGGACCACGGCGGGGGCGTACGGGTTGGCGATCGGGGTGAGCGCGCCGTCACCGGTCATGGTGATGGACGCCTCGTCGAGATCGGCCACGCCCGTCTTCGAGCGGTTGAACTCGACGATCGCGCGACCGCTGTACGCCTCGGGGGCACCCGAGTTGTCGTAGTAGCGGACGTAGATGCGCGCGTTGTCACCGAACTGGGCGACGCGGGCGCGCACGAGCTCCTGGCCGGGGTCGAACACGCCAGCGTTGGTCTGCCGGAGCACCTTGATCGCGAGCGACCACTTGTTCATGGTGATCTCGGAGGACCCCCACCCGTCGGAGTCGTACGTCGACGAGTCCTGCATGTTCGGGGTGACCTGCGGGTTGAAGTCGGTGACGCCGAGGAGCTGGGTCCACGTCGTCCCATCGGATGACACGTCGATCTGGAACCGGCGTGCAAGGGCGGAAACTCCCATGAGAACTGCCTCCTATTCAGGCATGCGGAATCGCCCGGAGCCCTTGCGGCGACGGGTCGAGATGGGGTTGTTTGGCGGGCTGCCTTTAGTCCGGTCGACCAGCGGTCGGCGGCACATTCAGGTCGAACTGGTAGTTGTCCGAGCGCTGCGATCGGTTGTTGGTGTCGATGCCGAGCTGGCCCGACGAGATGCGGTACGCCTGGATGACGTGGGCGGTGCCGAAGTCGCGGTTCTCCATGCCTTGCAGGAGCGCGAACAGGGCGTCACCGAGGTCGTCGACGTCGAGGGTGTTGTTGGGGACTCCCCTGAGCCAGAACTGGACTCGCACCGTCGTCTGCGCGATCTTCACCATGTCTTGCGTCGCGTACGTGGTGAGCGAGATGGCCCGGTCGGGCGAGTCCGGCAGACCCTTCAGGAAGATGCCGGTGTCGGTCGCGAGGTAGCCGGTCGTCTTGTAGACGCCGACGCCGTTGTCGCTCAGGAATGACGCGAGACCGAGGAGAAGGTCGGAGGTGTAGCCGGACATCACAGCCTCCCGAAGAAGTGCTCCGCGGCTTTGTTGACGGCCTCCTGGCCCTTTTCCAACATGGCCGTTTCGAGGAACTTCGCCTGCCCGCCGTACGGGTGGTGGAACCAGGTGTGCTCGTGGACCCAGTGGGCGTAGACGGAGTCGTACTCGATGGCCGCGCCGTCGTTGCCGTGCAGCTTCACCGAGCCGGTCGAGACGAGGGACGGGGTGTCGTCGGAGGGCTTCTTCGGCGCCTTCGGGACGAGCTCGTCGGAGCGGGCGAGGATGAGGGTCGCGCCGTCGGCGGCGTCCTCCGCGGTGAAGCTGGCCTCGTCCATGATCCGCAGGAGCCCGTCGAAGATGTCGCCCGTCCACTCGATGCCGCCGCTCATACCAGGACGACCTGCATGTGGGAGACGGCGCCGAACTGGTCGAGGGTGCCGCCGTCGTGCATGAACACCTGCTCGACGAGGGAGACCCGCCCGGCGTAGGTGACGCGCGACTTGGGGACGAACTTCGACGCGTCCTCCTGGCTGCCGTAGAACGAGGAGCGCTCGACGAGCTCGGTGCCGCCCGGCTCCTTCAGCTCGGACAGACCGGCGTCGTAGAGGCCGACGACGTTCACGGGGTCGGCGTACAGGTCGCCGGTCGGGCCGGGGCCGAGGTACGTCTCGACGGAGACGGTGTGGAGCATGAAGTCGCGGTCGATCATCGCTGCTCACCCCTCGGCCAGAACGTTGACCTCTCCCAATCGACCATGCAGTCCTGGCGGATCGGATCGACCGGGCGGGTTGGGGCCGCGGCATTGATGACCCACCTGCCGTCTACGTAGTGCCACGGCACGCCGGGGTCGAGGTCGAGGCCGTCGTTCACGGCAGGACCCCCAGCCACGTGTCAGGCGGCGAGTCGTAGCCGTTGATGCCGAAGTCGGAGCCGTCGAACTCCGCCGCGGTCGGGTCGCACGCGGGCGCGAGCCCGTGCTTCGTCTTCACGGACGCGAGCCACGGGCGCGAGTTGACCGGCGCCTCCAGCTTCGCGAGGTCCGTCTCGTTGATGACGAGCTCGCCGCGCAGGTCGGTGTCCCCGCGCAGGGCGTAGCCGTAGCTGACGCTGGCGCCGCCGAGCGTCTTCGAGACGTGGGTGGTGCCGTCCGGGTTCGACAGGAAGCGCTTGACGACGGTGGCGACGACAGCGGCCACGGTGTCCGGGTCGAGCGCGGACACGTCAGTGGGGTCGGTCGCGAAGGTCGCGATGCGGGTGTCGACGGACGGAAGCTTCTGGCGCAGGAGCGCTGACGCCTTGCCGATGATGCGCTCGAACTTGGCGCGCTCAGCGTCGTCCGCGGGGGGACGCCACAGGTCACCGACGTCGTCGGCAGTGCAGAGGTTCTTCGCAGGCATGTGGCGTCCCTCCTCGGATCAGTCGTTGCCGTAGAGGTCGCGGAGCTCGTTGCGGCTCAGGTCCGCGACGTCGCCGCGCTCGGCGCCGAGAGAGACCGCGTACTCGCGCCACACCTCAGCGGACGCGTTGCCTGCGGGCCTCTCGGGTTGGTTCGGCTCGGGGGCCGGTACGGGGGCCTCGACGGGCACCACGGGCGCAGGGGAGGCGCTGGAAGGCGCCTCCCCCGGCTCGTAGACGTGGTCCCCCACGAGAGGAACCGCCCACTCGGGCAGCTCCTCTCCGCGGAGGAACACCTCATGGCGGTACTCGTCGCCGGGCACGCGCACGTGCACGGTGAAAGCGAGTCGACGCGCCATAGCGGTCAGGCGACCGTCGCCACGAACAGCGCGTTCGGGTTGTCGATGACCGGCATGCCGACCGCGTCGACGAACGTGAACTCGCGGTAGGGCGGGCCGTCCTTCTCGACGACGCCGACGATGCCGGGCGCGTCCTCGAAGGACATGTCCGTCTCGCTGGAGTTGACGAGCTCCAGGGCCGTCGCGGAGACACCCCAGACGGTGCGCCCGAAGGGCACGCCAGCCGGGGGCACGAAGATGACCTTGTTGGCGGGGACGGTCCGCGTGGTCGTGCCGTCGACGTCGACGTTGGCGTCGTAGACACCGAGGATCGGCGGCAGCATGTGCGCGGCGAGCGTCGCGTCGAGGGTGGCACGCGACAGGAGGAGGCTCGACCCGAGGATCGTGCCCGCGGCGGTGCGAAGGTTCTGGTTCGCGAGCATGTTCGTGAGCGTCTGACGGCTCACGTACATGCCACCGAGGGCGTACCCGTTGAGGTCGATGTACGCGGTGTTCCAGGTGTTGAGGTCACCGAGGATGTCCGCCGACGCCGTGGTCGACCAGAGGGTGCCCGCGGTCACGAAGTTCGAGCCGGGGATGCCGTAGTCGGCCTCGATGGTGAGCCCGCCCTCGTTGGTGAGGGTGAACTTGCCGTCGACGAGGACGTCGCCGCGCGCCAGCTCCATGCGGTTCTGGACGTTGCGGGTCAGCACCTCCGCGTCGTTGTAGATCGCGTTGACGAAGGCGTCCTGGTTGGTGCCGCCCGTGCGGGCGAACTCCAGCTTCAGGCGCTCCAGCTCACCCATCGACAGGCTGTCGCTCAGGGGCGGCAGCTCGACGTGGGTGACCTGCGCGACGTCGCGCTTCGCACGGTGGATGCCAGCGTCGTAGGCACGGAACTTCGCGGCCCGGTTGGTCCGCGTAATCATGCCGATGTCGACCTGGTTGGACCCGATGTGCACGTCCGGGAGGAGCTGGTTGAGGATGAACTGCTGCGGCTGCGGGACGGACCGCACGAAGGTCGTGAGGTCGTACGGCAGGACCGGGCCGTCGTAGACGATAGCCATGACGAGTTCCTTTCTGGATCAGTCGGTTTCGCGCCCGGTCAGGCCGCGAAGTGGATGTGGGAGAGGTCCGTCTTGCCCGTGGAGTCGATGTAGCCTCCGAGGGCCTGGTCGGTCGAGTTGAACGGCAGAGCCGAGCTCGACACGACGCCGAACGCCTTCATGACGGCGGCGCCGATGAGCCCCTTGACGGAGCCGTCGGGACGCACGACCTGGACGGACGCACGGAGGATGCCGACGGCGACGTTGGTGCTGTCGGCGGCGGAGTTGAGGTACGGGACCAGGTGACCCGCGGGGTTCAGCGCGAGCACGGCGCCGGACGGGATGAACCCGTTCGGGTAGTGCTGCGCCTGGTTGAACCCGGCGACGTCGAGGGTGCCGCCCTCGACGTAGGCCATCTGGAGGTCCGGGGTGAGGTCCCAGGAGAGGTTCTCCGGGAGGTACTGCGTGACGTGAACGCTGATGTCAGTCATGACCGACCCTTTCTTTGTGTCAGCGTGGGGTGATTTGGAAAGGACCCACCGTGACGGGGGTCAGCCCATGACGGGCCTTTAGCTTCGGCGGATTCCCTTGCAGCGCAAGGGGATTCAGGCGCTGGCCTGCTTGCCGAAACGCTTCTCTGCCATCGCCTTGCCCTGAGCCCCGCGCTCCGTCGGAACGTTGGGGATGTTGCCGAGGCCGGTGGCTGACGGCCCGCGCTGCTGCACGGGCGCCTTGGGCGCGACGCTGTCGACATACGCCGCGACCTTCGTCTCGTCGACGTCACCGTTCTTGTCGAGGAACCGGGTGAGGTCGAGAGGGGCGAGGATGTTGTTCAGGCGGTCGGCGTCGAGCCGACCCGCCGAGGCGGACTTGAACTCCGCCTTCACCAGCTTCTCCGCGAACTTGGCGGTGGTCTCCGCCGCCGCCTCGTCGCGCGCCGTCGCGATGGCCTTGTCCTTGTCGGACATGAGCTCCCGCTCCAGCGCGTCGTGCTGGTCGGCTTTCTCGCGGAGCGACGCCAGGGTCTCCGGGGTGAGCCCGTCGAACGCCTTGCTGCGCTCCTCGTGCTTGCGCGACTGGTGCTTCCAGTACGCGGCCTGCTGGTCGATCGTCATGTCCTTCACCGGAGTCTCGGCGGGGAAGCCGAGGTCGACCGGAGGCGTGGCCGGTCCGGCGCCAGGGACGCCGTCGGGGCCAGCGATGACCGGGGCGCCGCCGTCGCCGCCCTCGTTCTCCATGCGGGCGTTCCCGAAGAACGCCTTGTGCTGGGCGAGGACCGCGGCGAAGTCGAAGCCGAGGCTGGACACGTACTGCCGGTAGGGCTGGTTCTGCATCTCTGCTCCCATGTCGGGTGTGAGGGACCGTCACGCCTGTCGCGTCGACGGGGATCGGGGGGTGAGGGTCGCGCCGAGCTCGCCGTGCTGCGTGATGCGGTACGGCTGCCTCTCGGGCGTGAGCCCCTGCGCCTTCAGCCCGGCGATGTCGGACTGGTTCAGGGCGTGGCCGGGGTCGAAGCTGCCGACGATCGGCACCTCGGTGCAGTGGCAGCGACCGTGGAGCGCGAGCGGCTTGCCTGCGGGGACCGGGTTGGCGGCGGCGTCGAGGCACATGCCGCACACGCCCGTCTTCCGGGCCAGCTCGGGGTGGATCGCGCGCCGGTAGGCGGTGATCTTGTGCTCCCGCATGAAGAACTGCGCCTGGGCGCGGCTCGCGAGGGCGACATCGGTGTCGTTCATGACGCGCGCGCGGTTCAGCGTGGACGCCAGCGCGGCCTCCGAGCTCGCGCCCGTGGACCGGACGTACCGGAACTGCTCACCGAGCCGCTGGTACGCCTCCTGCGACGTCACCCCGGCCCGCAGCCCCGTCACGTCGACGGGGCCGACGGGCTGGAAGAGCCGCCCGGACATGCTGGCGAGCTGGGCGAGGGTCGCGTCGGCCTGCGACGCCGCGAGCTGCTGCGTCGGGATCACGAGCTGGCTGATCCGGTCGGCCAGGTCAGCGACCGCCGAGTCGGAGTACCAGTCGTGGAACGCGGCGAGCATCGCCTGCACCTGGAGGGTGAGGACGGTGACGAGCGCGGCCTTGGCCTGCCCGTTCGCGGCGACGACGGTCTGGGTCTGCTGGACCTCAGCCTGCGTCGCCACGCGGCGCTCCACGGCCCGGAGGCTGCGGTCGGGCACTCGGAGACCCGGACGGAGCGTTCGGCGGCTCCTGCGGCTGCGTGGGCGCCGCAGCGGCCTTCTGCGCGGCTTCCAGCGCGGCCTGCTGCTGCTGGAGCACCATGTCCTGCGCCCGCTGGGCCTTCGCGACCGCGATCTGGGCCGGGGTCTGCTGCCAGACGATCTCCTGCGTCTGCTCCCACGTCAGGGTCCCCATGACCTGCGACGCCGCCGAGCCCATCTCCGCGAGGGAGGGCCGGTCGGCGGGCATCCACTGGACGGCGATCCTCGACGCGTCGCCGCGCTCCTCGTCGCCCATGTACCGGAAGGCGCGGGCGATCGTGCGCGCGAGCGGGAGCTGCGAGCGGCGCTGGAAGTCCTCGACCTTGAAGACGAGCCCTTCACGGGAGAGCTGCGCACCCTCCGCGGTCTGCGTGGCCGCGTCCGGCGTGAACATCGACATCGGCGTGAACGTGACCGCCGACAGGTGCAGGACGTCCGCCTTGACGGCCTCCAGGATGCCGGTGAGCTCGGTCTGGGCCGACTCCCACAGGTCCGCACCGGGCGGCAGGAGCCACACGGCGTCAGGACCCGACTCCAGGATGTCGCTGTAGTCGATGCGCTTGCCGTCGCGGTCGAACTCGGGCAGCGGGTTCACGCCCGGCTGCGCCGATTGCTTCAGGGCGCGCTGGCGGAACGCCTGGAGGGTCGCGATGACGACGCGCTGGAGGATGATGTGGTTGATCCGGTCCAGGAGGTCGGTGTGGAGCTCGAACTCGCCCACGCCGTCGCGGTTCCCGAGGACGTCGACCGGAATCTCCTGGTCGTCGTAGCGCTCCGAGAAGAGGCCACCGGGGATCGGCTCGTTCGCGGCCTCCGCGGAGCTCTCCGACTGCGGGTCGCGCATGGGCGCCAGGTCGAACGAGGACGCGGCGAACTTGACCGGCACCGGCTCGGGGCGACCGAGGAGGTGCCCGGTGCCGGACCGGTACTGCCGACCCATCGTCATCTGACGGGGACGGGTCGCGACCCACTTCTCGCCCGGCAGCCACAGGATCGCGATGTCGAGCTGCGACGCGGCGTCGTAGTAGAGCTTGAACGCGGCGATCGGCTCCGTCGGGCGGAACGCGTGCGTCTCCACCGTCATCTGGCGCGGGTCCTCGATCGTGATGATCGCGTTGCCGCCCTCGACGTCCGGCATGGCCGTCGCCAGGTAGCTCACGCCGAACCGCTTCGACATGCGGGCGCCGTCAGCGAACAGGGCCGGGATGCCGTTGGCGTTCAGGAGGTTCCACGCCACGTCGTCGCCGGTCGCGTCACTGTTCGCGCCCGTCGTGACCGAGCGGAGCCCGAGCCGCATGCACGGCGCCTCGACGATCACGTCCGCGAACGTCGTCTTCGACATCTTCTGGAACCGGTAGAACTGCTTCTGCACGTCCGTCGACCCCCACGCGAGCGGGGGACGCCCGTTCGCGTAGGCGTCCAGGACTGCGTAGCGCCGGTTCTCGCGCTGGAGCTTCATGGCGAGCCGGTTCATCCACCAGCCGGGGGAACCGACGGTCGAAATGTCGAGCGCCACGGCTCACCACCCCTCTCTCAACGTGCACGGATGAGGGTCGCGGCGTTCTGGGTGCCGAAACCCTTGGCGAGCGCGTCGAGACGCGCCTGGTAGGCGAGGACCGCGGCGACGGCGGCGTCGATCTTCATGGGCGAGTAGTCGTTCTCTTTGCCGAGCGCGAGCTTCCCGTTGGTGATCCGGCGCCGAGCGTTGCGAAGGTGCTGGGTGAGCCGGAACTCGCCCGAGAACGTGACGTCGCGGTTGCGGATCGCACCTTCAAGCTGTTCCACGGCCCGCTCAACCTGCGTGGCGCGGCCACCGGTCATCCACCACTCGAACGGGTGGTTCGCGCCAGCCTTCAGGCGGGTGCGGACGCCCCACTTCGCCTCCCACGCGTTCACGTAGGAGCGCCAGTCCTTCGCCGGGTCGGCGTAGAAGCCGACGACGTCGTAGACGGTGAACGCCTTGTGCAGCGCGGCCTCGATCTCGACGATCGGCGGCTCCCAGTCCTTCCACTGCGACTGGATGTCCGGGGCCTCCCACACGCCCAGCTCGAACAGGTGCCCGTCGGAGACGCGGCAGCCGATGAGGGCCGTCGCGTCGGGCTTCCCGCGGGCTCGACCGCGCGAGCCGTCGAAGCCGAGCGTGATCGCGTCGCGAGGCGAGAGGCGCTTCTCCTCGTCGCGGATGCCGCGCAGCTCCGACTCGGACAGCCATGAGCTGCCGGGCGAGTAGCGGTCGTTGAGGAAGTACCGGATCGAGTCAGCGATGTCGGTCTCGGGGTCGTACACCTCGTTGACCAGGCCGTCGAGGTCGTTCCAGGCGAGCGCGTCGCCGTACGCCTCGGTCAGAGCCGCCCGCAGCTTGGCCTCGTCCCCGAGGTCATCCGGGTCGATCTCACCCCAACGGTGGTCGAACAGAGTGCGCTCGACCTTCGCCTTGCCGTTGCGGATGGCCTCAGCGACCCGGTACGTGCCCTCCGCCACCGACTCCTCGCCGGGGGCGTACATGGTCGTCGTTTCGAGGTACCAGGTCTCCGCGATCTTCTTGCGCTTGCGGAGGTTGCGCTTGATGAGCGCGTACATCCGCCGCAGCTCCGGCGTCTTGTAGAGGTGCGTCTCGTCGAAGTCGACCCACGTCTCCAGCCCGCCGTCCTTCGACGCCGACGAGCTCGTCGACGGCCTGATCTCACCAGGCGACAGGAACACGCGGGTCAGACCGGCGTCGGTCGCACGCGGCATCTTCGCCGCGAGGGGGCCTTCGGTGAGGTTGTAGTAGATCGAGTCGTAGACGTTGCCGACCTGACCCTCTTCGGTCGCCAGGCAGCGAAGGAACGGAGCCGTGACGGGGCGACCGATCGGGTCGCCCTCCTCGTACTCGTAGCGGAACGGCTCGCCGTTGGTGCCGAGCGTCGGGTCCTCGAAGACCTCGCCGCCGACCGCGAACTCGCCGGTCCCGCGGCACGGGCCGAACGCCTCGAACATCCCGATGTAGCTCGCCGCGCCGGACTTGTCGCAGCCCTTCGGGCGGGACAGGAACGCCGAGTCGTAGAGACGCCGTCCGTTCTCGTCGAGCGCGTAGCAATCGACGATGAACGCCGCGATCTCGTCGGTGAGCTTCACCGGCAGGCCGATGACGTCGCCGCGACCGTAGACGAGGTAGTGCTCGATCCACGCGACGGCGAGCCAGCCCAGAGAGCGGTCCCGATCGTGCGCCTTCGCCGTCACCAGGAGGTGCGGCATGGCCGGTTACTCCGACGTCTCGGTCAGCCGACGACGACGCGAGCTGATGTCGGTGACGGAGCCCTCGCCGGACGCCGGAGCCGCGGGAGGCGGCGTCACGACGGTGATCCGCAGCCGGGCCTTGTCCTCGGGGGTCGCGCCGTACTTCGCGAGCCGCAGACGCAGCTCCGCAGCGAAGTCCCAGCGACCGTGCTGCCACATCTTGTGGTGCATGAACGCCGTGTCCAGGAGGACCGACCAGGACAGGTCGTCCTCGTTCGCCATGAGCGGCGAGCGGCGCAGCGCGTCCCAGAACTTGACCGTCTGGGGGTGCCACTTCTCGCCCTTCGGCAGTGCAACCTTCGGGTCGGGCAGCTCGGGGCCGTAGACCTCGCCGGTCGCGACGAGCTGGGTGACGGGCTTGTTGTCGCGCGAGCGCGAGCGGTCGTTGCCGGGCGCGAAGCCTTTTCCGGCCATGATGGTGCCTCCCATGTCGGGTAGCGGGGTCGGCGGCGCCCTGTCGGCGTCCACCGGGGTCGATCACGCCGCGCGGAGCCAGCCCTTCGTGTCGATGAACAGGTCCCAGTCGGCGGGAGTGGTGAAGCGGACGGCGTCGCCGTCGATGAGGCCAGGGCTGGCGAGGCCGACCTTGGCGTAGACGTAGTCAGCGAGCGAGGAGCACACGACCTGAGCCGGGACCTCGCCGTCGCCGTAGCTCTTGGCCTTCCACAGCCGGTCGGCGCGGATGGCCTTCATCGCGTCGACGGCGATCGCGGCCCAGTCGTACGGGGTCTGCAACAGCGACTCCGCGACGGCGGCGATCTGCTCGCGCTGCTGCGGCGTCTTCGGCTGGTCGGCGTTCGAGGTCGTGTAGGGGTCCCCGAGGTAGCCCTCCATGTCGATCCAGCCGACACCACCGGGCCGGGCCTCGATGCCCCAGAGCGTGCCGGAGGGGTCCCGGTGATGGACGATCGCGACGTGGTTGTGCACGTTCGGACGGTCCAGGAGCGACGCGCCGAGTCGGATGAGCAACCCGGCCAGGCCCTCCGTGCGGACCAGGACGACGTCGCCAGGCAGAAGCTCGGTTCCAGCATCCATCGCAGACACCCCCTAAAACGACGAAAACCCTTGTCGCACAAGGGTTTTCGGACGGAACGAGTGGTCGGAAGGGCTGGAAACGCGTTTTCCCCAGAGTCGCGCGCACCGCGAGCACTACTTCGGGCCGCGCTTGGGTTCCCCCCGGCAGGGGGGTCCCTCCCCAGGGGGTGTGCAAGGGACTCCCGCGTCGTGGATGTCGGCGTCGAGCTCAGGCGATGAGGCCGGGGTGCGAGCTGGGTAGTGGCCGGGTTCCTTTGCGTCGAATGCGCTCAGCGGCTTCCTGTGCCTCCGCCTGCGTCTTCTCCGTGTGACATGCGCGACCGCACGTTGGGCAGGTGTCGGAGTGCGCTAGCCCGAGGTTGGCCTCGTCGTCTGGGCTGCCTGGTCTCTTCTCGTCGAGCCAGCGCTTGTGGTTGATGACGTGGTCGAGGTGCATGGCACCGCCTGCGTGTCCGCATACGTGGCAGACACCACCGTCCCTGCGGAACACCCCAGCCTTGACACTGGCGGGGAGTCCGCGACGCCTGTCTGGGTCCTTCGACCATGTCATCGTCAGGGTCCTCCGACTTGTACCGTGGCGTATCACAGTGTATCATCGTGGACCATGACAGTGATTCAGATTTCAAGGGGCACGGAAGGCTCTGTTCAAGCGTCGGACTCCGTGCCTACTCTCGAAGGCATGACAGGTACGAAGCTTGGCGCCGTGATCCTCATGGGGGCTGGCGCGCTGTTGTCGCTGGTCGGCCTGATGGTCGGCCTTCTGCCGCACTCGGCTGGCTACACCGACTGCGGTTCCGGGTTCGCTCCGAACCCCAACATCGTCTGGACGACGGAGTGCTTCGGCATGACCGACACGGCTCGGACGATCGGCCTGGTACTGCTCGTGCCTGGCATCCTGGCGCTCATGGCTGGCGCCGTCCTCGCGTACGCGGAAGGCAAGCCGAGCTCGAAGCCCGCAGCTAGCGACTCCACCGTCGAGGACCACGCAGCCGCCTGAACCACCCTCCACGGGTGAACAGCGAAGCCCCGTCGACTTCCCCCTGTGGTCGACGGGGCTTCCTGCTACTCGGACTGGGTCTGGTTCGGTGCGGTGCGCCGGGCCAGCTCGCGGCGCTGCTGCTCCGCGATGGCCTCGGGGATGCCGTCGTTGGCGGCGTAGTAGACCGTCGAGTCGTCGACGTTCTCCCAGTCCATCCGGTCGGGTTCCAGCATCATTTCGAGCTCGCCTTCTTCCAGCCGTAGATGCGGGCGTACTCGTTCGCGATGGCGTGGTGCCTGCCGTGGTAGTCGGCGCCGAGCTGGTGCTGCGCGAACGCTTCAGCGTAGCCCTCGGTGATCGAGTGGGAACCGTAGGTGCTCATGTTCTTCCGATTGGCCTGGAAGTGCTGGACGCCCTCGTGGAACATGCCCGCGCGGTCGGTGCGGTTCGACTCCTGCATGTTGTCGACGACGTGGCCGAGCTCGTGCGTGATGGTGTAGCGCCGGGTGCCGACGCTCTTCGCGGCAGCCATGAACGAGTCCTTGCCTGCGATGGACTCGTACTCGCCCGAGGCCACCTTCGGGTGGATGTGGACGGTCGAGCCGCCGCGGATGACGTAGCCGAGGACGGTGCCGCGCGAGGTGGTGCGGAACTGCCGGTCGCCGGTCGGGACGAGGAACGTGACCGGCTTGTCCCCGATGGTCGGGTGCGCCTGGTGCAGCGTGTCCTTGATGTCGTTGAGGAGCCCTTCGGTCTGGGCCTTCGTCAGCGCCGACTGGATGAGCACCTTGTGGTGGCCGAGGCTGTACGCCTGCCTGATCTTCGACCCTTCCTTCATCCGGGCCATCGCGGAGATCGTGTGGTACGGCGTGATCGTCTTCGGGTCGATCGGCGTGAAGTGCTCGGGGAGCGGGGCGAACGCGGGCGCCTTCGGCGTCAGGGTGGGCGGGGCGTCGATGTTCTTCGGCGGGAAGTTCCGCTCGATGACGGTGCGCCCGCGGGTGCTGGCCGGGCGGCTGGCGCGCGGCTTGTACCCGACCGGGTTGCCGTTGGCGTCCTGCTCGACGGGTCGCGTGTGCACGTGCGGGTTGGCGAAGGCGCCAGCCTTCTTGACGTCGTGCTCGGGGGTGTCCGCGTGGGGCGTGAGCGAGTACGTCGAGTGGCCGATGAGCGCGTTCCGGTTGCCGGAGTGCTGGATGATGATGTGCCCGGTGTGCTCGATGCCGACGATCTTGGCCTTGACCTGGCGACCGGTGCCGGGGTGACGCCAGTAGATCGTGGTGCCGGGGGCGCGACCGCTCGCGACCGCGATGCCCTGCTGGGACAGCTTCGCGTAGGTGCGGGCCGCGGCCATGCCGGAGTGGATGCCGCCGTAGTAGCGACCGGGCGACTCGCTGCCGTGAACGCCCGCAGAGGCGTGCAGAGCGGAGATGGCGCCCGAGCGGGAGCCGTGGGCCTTCTGGAGCGCCGCGAAGTAGGTGAGCGGAATCCAGCCGTGCTTCCAGTGGTAGACGTGACCGGCAGCCATGATCGCGCCCCTCTCAGGCGAGCTGTCCCTGGACCGTGAAGGTCTCGGGTCCGAAGGTCTGGATGGAGGAGTTGGCGTAGGTGACGACCACGGCGACTTCCCACGTGCCGGTGGCGTCGAGGTCGCCGGGCTGCCACGTGTAGGACCACGTGCCTGCGGCGGCGTCGACGATGGTGGCTGCGGCGACGATGGTTGCCCCGGCTCCGGGGCGCTGGATGTGCACCGACAGCGCCGCCCCCGCGAGGTTCACGGGGGCGGCGTCTGCGGTGAGGGTTCCGGTGAGGTCCGGGGCGGTGTCTCCGACGGTGAAGATCGTCATGTCAGCTCCAATCCGCCTGCGCTGCTGGTGATCTGGACGCGGGCGGTGTGCTCGTCGAGGGCGAGCCCTGCCGCGGCGACGGTGAGTGCGAGCTGGCCCGCGTGGGCGTCGAGGCCGAGGCTGCTCGGGTGGGCGTCGAGGTCGAGCTGCGGGTGGGCGACTGCGGTGCCGAGCCTGCCGACGATCGAGGCCGCGGTGAGCGTCGAGTTGGCGGCGAGCTGGGCGGCGGTGAAGAGCCCGAGGAACGCTGCGGCGTCGAGCTGGCTGGTCGCGGTGAGCTGGGCGTCACCTGCCCTGGCGAGCTGGGCATCGCTGGTGAGCGTCGCGAACGCGGTGAGCGTCAGGGTCGCCCGGACGGTGACGCTGGAGCTGGCCGCGAGGGTCGAGCTGGCGTTGAGGCTGGCGCCCGCCGTGTTGCCCGACTGGGCGGTGGCGGTGAGCGTCGAGCTCGCGGTGAGCTGGGCGTCGCCGCTCTCGGTGGCGTGGCCGGTAGCCGTCAGCGTGGAGCTGGCGGTGAGGCTGGCCGCGCCCGGCCTCGTGATGAGGCCCGAGCTGGTGAGGGTCGAGCTCGCCTGGAGGGGCGCGGTCGCCTGAGCGTCGACCTCGCCGGTGGGCGCGAGGGTGGAGCTGGCCCGGAGGTCAGCGCCCGCTCCGCTGCCTGCGGTGGCGGTGGCCGAGAGGCTGCTCGTCGAGGCGAGGGTGGCCGCGCCCTGCTCGGTGACGAGAGACGAGCTGCCGAGGCTGGAGTGCGCGGCGAGTGCGGCGGCGCCCGGCCTGATGACGAGGCCCGAGCTGCCGAGCGTCGAGCTGGCCGTGAGCGTTGCCGCGGCCTGGGCGGTGTGGATGGCGCCCGCGGTCACGCTGGAGTGCGCGGCGAGGCTGGTGCTGGCGATGTGCGTGGCCTGGGCGCTTGCGTTCAGCGACGAGGAAGCGTTCAGCGCGGCGGCGCCCGCCTTCGCGGTGCTGCCGGTCGCGGTGAGGGTCGAGGTCGCGGCGAGGGCGGCGGCGGCGAGGACGCTGCGGAGCCCAGCGGCGGTGAGCGTGGAGTGGGCGGCGAGGGATGCGGCGGCGAGCCGGGTCGCGAACGCGGTCGCGGCGAGGGTCGAGTGGGCGGCGAGCGCTGCGGCGCCCGTGACGCTGGCCGGACCTGCGGCGGGGTTGATCTCGCGGACGATGTAGCCGTTGCGGCCTGACGCGGACCAGCTCGCGGCGAGGGTGAGGCTGCCGCTGGCGCCGGGCGCCGTCTCGGAGAAGACGCTGGCGTAGCTGGAGGTGACCGAGGAGGCGAGGCCGGTCCAGCCGGAGCCTGCGGTGAAGGTGACGCCGTTGGCTTCGGCGTGGATGGCGGCGTACTCGACGTGGGTGGAGTCACCCGTGAACGACAGCGTGGCCGAGAGCGACGTCGAGGAGCCGTTGGCGCCTTGGCCGATGCCGGTCGAGCCGTCGAGGGTGGCGGCGCCGGTCACCTGGTCGACGATGACGTCGCAGTGGCTCGGGGCGGCGGACGACCACGTGATCGTGAAGGTGCCTGCCGCGCCCGTGCAGGAGCCGCTGCCGATGGCGATGTAGACGCTGGACCGGTCGGGACCTGCCGTGTCGACGTCTTGCTGGACGAAGGTCCACGTGAGCCCGGCGAGCCCGCCCGAGCCGGAGGCTCCAGCGATGGTGCCCGGCTGCGTTGAGCCCGACGGGTTGTAGCCGCCGATCACGACCATGAGCTGCGCACCAGCGCTGGGCGTGATCGACGGCGACGTGTACGAGCTCGTGACGATGCTGGTGCCGTCGGTGAGGAGGTTCGAGACGGCGATCGTCATGACGCACCTCCGTCAGCGGGGACCGGCTCAGAGGTCGGTGGCGGTGAGGCTGCCGGACGGGATGGTGAAGGTGTCGCCCGCGTTGGTCGACTTGGTCGCGGTGAGAGCGCCCCACCACTTCCGCTTCGGGGTGGCCGCGGAGTCCCACAGCTCGACTCCGGCGAGGGTGGCCGCGGTCGGCATGTTGGTCTGCGTGAGGGCGACGCTGGTGGAGGCCGCGCCGGTCGTCGTCGAGGCCGACCCGAACGTGGCCGGGGACATGCCGGTGCCCGCCACGTAGCTGCCGCCGCTGCTGAGCTCGGTGCCGTTGGCGGTGGCCGAGCCGTTGGCCGTCATGATGCGGCACTTCAGCGGGGTGGTGGTGGCGACGAAGCTGGCGGTGCCGAGCGACGCGTCGACGATGTTGGCCGCGTGGGCGGCGTCGAGGCCGGACATGGCTCAGCCCTCCTGGTGAAGCGCGAGGATGTGGGCGCGCAGCTCGTCGCCGTGCACGCCGGACTCGGCGGCGGTGACGATCTGGGCGGCGATCGGGTTCTGGACGACGTCGGCCTTCAGGTCGAAGGGCAGGCAGTCGTGGTGGTAGGTGCGCCCGTCGAAGGTGTGCACCTTGGGGTGGTCGTCGTGCTGGCCGCACTGGTCGCAGCCGGAGACGTGAAGCATCGGTCTCTCCTCAGTGGGGTCAGTGATGGTGGGTCTCGCCGGGGGCGTGACCGGGCCGCGCACCTGTGGCGCGGACGTGGAGGTTGGAGCACAGCCCCTTGACGATGCCGGGCGAGACGTACTTCCCGAGCTCGACGACACAGCGGTCGAAGTCCCCGTCGGTGCCCCAGCCGATTTTGGCCGCGCCGACGCCGTGCGCCCAATACTCCATGAGGCGTTCGGTGTCGGCGGGGTGCCGCTCCTGGCCTGCGGCGCTCACGACGGGACCGCCTCAGCGGCAGCTCCGGTCGTGTCGGTGTGGGTGCGGGCGAACCGCTCGTCGAGGAGCCGGTCGATGCGCGCCCTGGTCGCGGTCGCGTCGGCGCAGTTCTCGCCGGAGCGGACGTCGTATTCGAGGATGTGACGCTCGACGTCGATGTCCTCGTCGATGGCCTTCACGTCGCGCATGACGCACCTCCCCGGATACGAGGAACGCCCCGCGGCGGTGGGCCACGAGGCGGTTTTGGAGACAGTTTCTCCGTCTGCACGAGACGTTAACAGATGTCATGGTGTTCCATGCAACTCCGACTTCTCGGACACTTGTACGGCGCAGCACGGGTGGACGCGGATGGCCCGCTCGACGAGCTCTTCGTGCAGCGGTGTGCGGCAGACGGGGCACAGCTCGTGGCTGATGCGCCCGCCGCGGCGGCGGTGCCACGGGCCTCCTCCGAGGTCTTTCCCCTTCAGGGCGGGCATCTAGCTGGCCTTGGCTTCGAGCCGGTTGAGGATGTCGAGGACGTCTCCGACGCGGTACAGCGGGTAGCCCTTCTCGTCGTGGGAGCGGGGCGCGATGAGGCCGCGGGTCTGCCACATGCCGAGCCGGTGCCGGGAGACGTCGTGGCCGAAGGCGGACAGCGCCCGGCAGATGACGACGGCGCGTTCGAGCCGGTCCTCGACGACGGTGAGTAGCCACTCGCGGCGGTCCTCGACGTCGTAGATGAGGTTGCAGCCGGTGCAGGTGACCTCGGGTTCGCCGTAGCGGGCGTAGAGGTCGCGGCGGCAGGTGTCGCAGGGTCCGGCGTACCAGAGCGCGGGGGGCGGCTGCCGGATGGCGGACTCGATGATGACGGCGGCGGCGTGGGTCAGCTCCTCGAACGCGGCGAGGGCGTAGGTCTGGTGGGCGAGCCACCCGACGTTGTCCGCGAGGTAGCGCAGGTCGGCGGCGGTGTCGCTCACGGCTCGTCATCCGTCTCGACGCAGAAGCACGGGCAGGGGGCGGGCTGGTCGAGAAGGTCGTCCCATGTGGTGCCGTCGCAGTTGCCGTGCTTGCCCTGCTCGCACTCGGGGCACGGGAACACCTCGCTGGCCGGGAGCTCGGTCCATTCGACCGCGGTGCCGTCTGGGCGGGCGCCGCGGTAGGTGACGCCGGAGGACGGCTGGCCGGGCCGGATGTCGACCGAGGTGATGGTGACGCCGTCGACCTTGTCGCCGGGCATCGGGCGGCTCATGACGCGACCTGGTGCGGGCGTCCGGGGTGGGCGGCGCACTGCTCGAACGGGAGGTCGGACAGGATGCACAGCTCGGGGCGGTCCTCGTCGGGGATGGCGTGGAGGGTCTGGGCGCCGATGATGGGGCGCCGCGGAGCTGGGCGGTTCCCGCGCTGGCTCTCGACCTGGCGGGACCACGCGTCGGCGGTGTTGCTGACGACCCACGACTTCTCCAAGGCGTCCAAGTCGAGGAGCCCTTTCTCTTCTCGGGACCCGGCCTCTTCGCGGTTGCGGTGGCGGACTTGGGTCTTCCAGATGGCGAAGCACGAGTCGTGCTCGCAGGTGTGTCGGCAGGTGGGGCCGATCCGGTCACGCCTGGGCGGGCGGGTCGGGCTGGTGCCGGTCTCGACTCGGACGAGGTAGCCCACGGTGTCCTGCACGTGCTCCCAGAGGCCCGCTCCCCGGCGCAGCTTGTTCGCGAGCTCGGTCTGGCAGCTCGTGCACACGTAGGCGGTGTCGGGGATCGGGCGCCCGCAGGACGGGCAGGACTCCGTGGACAACTCGGCTCCTCACTCGGCGGGGGTGTCGTCGTTCCTGGGCGGACGACCTGGGAGGGGGATGACGGCCTTCAGCTCCTCGACGGAGTCGAAGATCGGCACGGTGGGGAACCGGCGTTCGAGCTGTTCGCACACCCACGTCTCGGCCTGGTGGGGGTCGAGGTCGAGCCGCTTGCAGAAGTCGGCGTCGATCCTGAACGGGCGGACGAAGGCGACGACGGTGGCGTACTCGGAGCGGTAGCCCTTGTCTCCGATGACGCAGCGCCCGAAGCCGTTGATGACGCCGTTGACGATGCACAGCTCACGCGCCCAGCCGGGCCGGTAGTAGTCCTCGTCGTAGTAGGCGTAGAAGCCGTGGCTGCACCCCTTGTGGGGGAACGGGCACTCGCGGGCGGGCTTGCTGAACGAGGTGTTCGCGGCGCAGACGGCCCGGTTGACGCCGGGCTGCCAGTCGTAGTCGAAGACGAGGCTGGTGAAGCTGCCGTCGACGTTGTACCGGAAGCCGCGGAAGCCGTGGTTCTGGGCGACTTGGATGTTGCCGTTGAAGCCCATCGCCCCGTTGAAGCCGTGCCCGTCTTCGGGCAGGTCGAGCGGCATGGTCGTCAGGCGGGGACGGGCTCGGCGGGCACGAGCGGCGTCTCGGGGACGGTGACGGGCTCGGTGAGGGGCAGGATTTCGGTCTCCTCCTGCTCGGTGCCGATGTCGCCCATGCGGGGGTTCGTCGTGGTGTTCATGCTGCGGTGGTGCCTTTCTGGTTGGGGTCGAGCCCGGCGCGGTCGCGGTAGCGCCGGATGGTGGCGTACGAGACGCCGAAGTGGTCCGCGATGGCACGCCAGCCGAGCCCCCGGTCGCGGAGCTGCTGCATCTCCTCGGGGGTGATGTGCGTGTGCTGCGGCTGGAGCCTGGTGACGGGCGGGTGGTGCACGCCGAGCTCGTGGGCGCGGGTGCGGATGGTGCGCTGGCTGACCCCGGTGAGGCGGCTGATCTGGAGGCAGGACAGCTTCTCGACGGTGAGGAGTTCGAGGAGCCGTTCGTCGGAGACGAGCTCGGCGCTGGGGCGGGTGCGGTTGCGGCGCTGGCCGCTGGTGCCGCCTTCGGCGCGGACGCGGCGGCGCTGGGCGTTGCCCTGGTCGCGCTGTTCGCCGCGGCGGCGGGCGTCGAGCTCGTCGAGCACCTTGCGGGCTGCCCGCTGGGCTGCGATGCGCCTGCGGTCGGTGCCGAAGGTGTAGTTGCCGTCGGGGTTGGTCTCGGCGCGGATGGCCTCGAAGGGGGACGGGCGCCGCTCGACGGGGCGGTGGACGACGGGGCCTTTCGGCAGCGGCGGCGGCGTGCGCGGAACGTACGTCATTGGTGTTCTCCACGGAGGATGGTGGTGTTGAGGAGCCACACGACGGGTCTGGTGATGGCGGTGCCGAGTGCGTAGCCGAGCCGGTACGCGGCGGACCGCCTGGAGTGGGGATGCACGACTCCACGGTACGTCATGACATCCCATGACACAACGGGCGGGGCCGGAACGGTGCTCATGCTGCGGCCTGGGCGATGGCGGGGTACTGGGCGCAGGGCCAGACGGCGAGCACCTTGCCGGTGGACAGGTCCCACGCGCAGTGGCGCCCGGTGTGCTCGACGGGGCGCCAGCACGTGTGGAAGCCGAAGCTGTCCTCGCAGATGGTCCAGGTGGGCCAGCCGACGTGGGGCACCCACGCGTCTTCGGGGGCGCACGCCCCGTCGGGGACGGGGACGGGCTGCGGCTCGGCGGGCTCGTCGGCGGGGCGGCGGGCGGCGGCTGCGGCGATGGCGATGAGGGCGGCGAGGCCGAGGACGACGACGGCTCCTGCGATGAGCTGGGTCATGCGCCTGGTCACGGCTGTGCCTGGTCGGCGGCGTAGACGGCGAGGGCGTACGCCTGCCAGATGTCGGCCTTGAACCCGTGGAACCAGCCGGGCTGGCTCTTCGTGCCCTTGCCGCGGTTGGGGGCGCCGGGCGCGAACCGGTCGACGAGGGCCTGGATGATGTTGCCGTCCTTGGCGGAGGCGACGTGGCAGTGGTGGAGCTTGACCTTCAGCCGGACGATGCGTTCGACGGTGATGCCGAGCTCGCGGGCTAGCTGCTCGAAGCGCCCGATCCACACGCAGGTCTCGAAGACTTCCTGGCCGACGGCCATGCCGTAGCTCGCGACCATCTCGATGACGACGTGGTTGATCTCGGCGGCGTTGGCGCGGAGGAACTTGGCGACGGTGTCGTTGGGCAGCTTCTCGTGCCAGAGGGACTTGCGGGTCTCGACGTCGATCCACGCGAACGCGGAGTCGATGTTGCCGGGGTCGATGGCGAGGACGTTGCGCCCGGCCCTGGTCATGCTGCCTCACCTCCGAGGAGGGTGCAGTCGAGGCAGCGCAGGTGCTCGGCGGAGTCGCACCACCAGCCGTGCTGGCGGTAGTCGGCGGCGCGGAAGCGCCACAGCTCGGGGGCGGTGAGGGGCCGGAAGACGCGCTTGCCGGGGTGGCGGACCCAGAGGCGTCCGTCGTCGCCGTCGACGGCGTCGAGGCGTTCGTTGATGGGGCTGACGGCGTAGCCGGGGAGGCCGTCGGGAAGGGTGCTGGTGTCGGGCATCGTGCGGGGGCCTTTCAGAACGGGGGCGGTGCGTCGGGGTCGGTGTGGTGGACGGGGCGGGGGTAGTGGTCGGGGTGTGGGTCGCCGCAGCGGTGTTCGGGGCGGATGCGGTGCATGAGCTCGTCGCGGGCGGGGTGGAGGCGGATCATCCGCGGGGTGCGCAGGTCGAGGCCGTCGGCCCAGTGGTCGAAGGTGCGGCGCCCGGCCATCCACGCCTCGAACTCGCCGCGGGGGGTGAGGGCGATGTCGTCTGCGAGGACGGTGTCGAGGACGCCGTTCTCCCACGCGGCCCAGACGAGGAGTCCGCACCCGGCGCAGTGCCGGAGCTTGGGGCGATCGTTGACGCCGTGCTCGTCGATGACTCCGCGCCGGACGAGGGTGGTGAACAGGTCGGGCTGGCCGGGGCGTCGCGCTGTCGTCATCGGCCCATCACCTCGCCGGTCGCGGGGTCGTACATCTCGCCGGTCGCGGGGTCGAAGAGGACGCGCTCGCCAGCGATCGACCTCTCGACGAGCCGGGAACCACTTCCGCTGTCAGCCGTGTCCCGTCGGCCCGAGGTGGTCCCCGAACCGGTTCCCTCCCCCTGTAGGGGGGGGAGGGAGGGAACCGGTTCGGGGGAACCACTTCCATCCGGTTCCGGGAACCGGATGGAACCACTTTGGGAACCGGGAACCACTTCGCCGGCTGCGGCACCTTCGAGGGCTTTCCGGTAGGCCCTGACGGAGACGTAGACGGACCCTCCGCCGCGTCCCTGTCGGGGTGCGATGGCGATGTATCCGTCGGCCAGAAGGCACTCGATCGCGGCCTTGATGTAGTCGGCCTTGCCGGTGACGTCGGTGCGGATGTTGCGCTGGGAGGCGCCCTCGATCGCGCCTTCGAGGTATTCGCTGACCCGCTCCATGAGGACTGTCGGGCGGAACGTCCCGGCGCTCTCGGCTCGGGCGGCGTTGGTGCTGTCGGGGCTGCGGAAGGTGATGTCGACGGTGCCGTCGTTGGCGTTCGACAGGAGGAGGATGTCGCCGGTCCAGTGGCCCGTCTTCCCCGGCAGGGACGCGCCGCGGACGTCGCCCTGGCGATCCTTGTCGACCCGGAGCCGGAGCTTGCCGTTCTGGCCCTTGCCGAAGGCGTCGATGACCTCGACGCGGAGGCAGCACCCGGTCGTCATGGCGCGCTTGGCCTGGGCGCCGATGCCGCCGCGGCTGTTCTCGTCGGTGGTCTTCGCGACGTGGTCGACGTAGATGACGCAGGTGCCCGTCTTCTCCGCCATCGGCTTCAGGATGTGCTGGGCGAAGAGGGTGGCGTCCTTGTTGTCGTTGAGGTCGAGGCCCTGCAACGTCATGGCCGCGTTGACGCCGTCGATGACGACGACGGCGGGCTGCCACGCGGCGAGGTGTTCCCCGATGTCGTAGCTGGTCTGGCCGAAGGGGATGAACGGCTCGTCGGGGTTGACGTAGGCGAAGCTGTCGTGGATGAGCTGGTCGGTGACGCCTGCGGAGCGGAGCCGGTCGACGAGGCCCTTGTGGGTGTCCTCGAAGTCGATGTAGGTGGCCCGCTGGCCGCGCTGCATGGCCTGTACGGCGGCGTACAGCGCGACCCATGACTTCCCGGACTCGGAGGGTCCGATGAGGCCGTTGACGCGCCCCTGGTAGAAGACGGCGACGCCGTCGTCGCGGACGAGCTGGGTGGGCGGCGGTTCGGGGTTCTCGTCGTCGAGGGCGCGGTCGACGTCGCGCGGCCACCACGTCGTCCGCTGGGGCGGGTCAGGGAGTGCGGCGTCCGGTGTCGTAGCCGCAGCGGCGGCAGACGTTGAAGGCGGGGGAGTTGACGCGTGGGTCGGGGACGTGTCCACCGGAGAGAGCGCAGGCGATCCAGTCCAGTCGCTCGACGACAGCGACGAGGGGGTCGGCGGGGGCAGCGGGGAGCTCGTAGGTGAGCCCGTCGAGGGTGACGGTGCCGGGGAAGTGCTCGCCGGGGGACTGGAGCTCGTTGATGGGGGTGTCTGCCACGGGTCGGGGCCTCTCTGGGAGTTGGGGATGAGCCCGTGGAACGGATCGAGGCACGGGTCGGTGGAGGGGTTGGGGTGGGCGGCTGCCGCCATGCGGACGGCGCCGTCGAGCATCCGCCACCACTCGGCTTCCGCGTCCTGCGGGTCGCGGTCTCCGGCGACGGCGCGCATGAAGGTGGCGTGCGCGTTGTTGAGGCCGACCAT